CGGCGACATTTATATCAAGCCTGCTCGTTCAATCAACTTTATCCAGTTGAACTTCGTAGCAGTTAGAACTGGTGTTGCCTTCGAAGAAGTAGTCGGTAAGTTCTAATCGTTAATGTAGCATAAATAAACAAAAGGAGTAAAGACAAATGGCTTCATTTAATGTACAAGAGTTTAGAGCGCAGATGACAGGTGACGGCGCCCGCCCAAATCTGTTCAACTGTGAACTACCGTACTTAGGAAATTTGCTTGGCACAGCAGCGATTAAGTATAACTTTATGTGTCGTGCCGCTCAGTTGCCAGGTGATACAGTAAACATGGTACCTGTCAACTATTTTGGTCGTGAACTAAAGTTTGCTGGTAATCGTCAATTTACAGAATGGACAGTTACAATTATCAACGATGAAAACTTTGTTATTCGTAACGCTTTTGAATTGTGGATGAGCAAACTAAACTCTCACGTATCAAATCTACGTGCAAATGGTTTTAGAAATCCTGCAAACTATCAGCAAGACGGATTTGTAACTCAGTTTGGTAAGACGGACGCAATTCTAAAGATATACAAATTTATCGGTATGTTTCCAATTGATATTTCTCCAATTGAACTAGATTGGGGTGCAAATGATACTATCGAAGAATATGCTGTAACATTCGCTTATCAGTGGTGGGAATCCGATACTACAGACAGTGTTGCTACCTCTGGTGCACCATCTATTGCTGGTGCATTTACATCGCCTCTAGGCGCTTAATATATAAGAAGAGGGGAGAGATTTTCTCTCCCCCTTTTTATCGGAGGATCGTAGGTGGTTCAATTATTTGGTTTTGAGATTTCACGTAAAAAGACGAAGCAAGATACTGCTTCCACAGTAGATACCAATAAGTCGTTTGCTTTACCGCAAAACGACGATGGTGCTGTTACGATCCAATCTGGAGCGTACTATGGAACATATGTTGACTTAGATGGTGTTGTTCGTAACGAAATCGAACTTATTACACGATATCGTGAAATGTCAATGCAGCCAGAATTGGAAACTGCTATTGACGAAATCGTTAATGAGGCCATCGTAAACACAGCCAAAGATAAGGCTGTGGAAATTAATATGGATGATTTGAAGCAACCCGAGTCTGTAAAAAAGAAAATTCGTGATGAATTTGATGTTGCTCTAAAACTATTGAACTTTGGTAACATGGGTCATGATGTATTCCGTCGTTGGTATATTGACGGTCGTATGTTCTATCATGTAATCATTGATGACAGCAGCCCAGCTAAAGGTATTCAAGAACTAAGGTATATTGATCCTCGTCGTATTCGCAAAATCCGCGAAATACAGAAGACGAAGGATCCTCGCACAACTATCGATGTCATCAATAAAATCAACGAATACTACCTCTATAATGAAAGAGGAATCATTGGCGCCCATTCTAACTTGGGCGCAAAGATTGCCGTAGATGCAATCATTAATGTCAATTCTGGTCTAATGGATAGCAAGAGAGCGATGGTTCTCTCGTATCTACATAAGGCCATCAAACCGCTAAACAACTTGAGAATGATTGAAGACGCAACGGTAATCTATCGTCTCTCACGCGCACCCGAGCGCCGCATTTTCTATATCGATGTTGGTAACATGCCAACAATCAAGGCTGAACAATACCTAAAAGATATCATGACCAAGTATCGTAACAAGCTAGTTTACGATAGCACGACTGGCGAAATCAAGGATGACCGTAAGCATCTTTCCATGCTAGAAGATTTCTGGCTACCTCGTCGTGAAGGCGGTAAAGGCACAGAAATCACAACTCTTCCTGGCGGCCAGAATCTTGGCGAATTGGAAGATGTAAAATATTTTGAACGCAAGTTATATAAAGCACTTGGTGTTCCTATTGGTCGCTTAGAACAGCAACCAGGTGGCGGCATTCTAGGTCGCACAACAGAAATTACTAGAGAAGAACTAAAGTTTTCAAAGTTCATTGACAGACTACGCAATAAGTTTGCTACGCTATTTGATGACATTCTTCGTGTTCAATTGGTACTCAAGAAAGTTTGTACCGAAGAAGAATGGAAAGAGTTCAAAGAAGATATCTACTATGACTTCAAGAAAGATAACAACTTTGACGAATTAAAAGAATCTGAACTTCTGATGAATCGTATTGCTACTCTACAGGCAGTAGATCCATATGTCGGTCGTTATTATTCCATGCAGTGGGTACGTAAGAATATCCTCATGATGGATGACGAAGAGATTGAAGAAATTCAAAATCAGATAGAAGAAGAACAAGCGGCAGCAACACCTACTGACGAAAATGGTAATCCAATTCAAACTGATGACCAAGGCAATCCATTACCTGCACAGGCGCCCGCACCTACTCCAAACATTGTTCCGCCAACTCCACAAGAGGGAATGATGCAACAATATATGGCACAGCAGGGTGTACCGCAAGAACAAATGCCAGTACAAGACGGCACAGGTAAAGATGAAATGGATCCATTAGATATGGGAATGGATGCTGACCGTGAGCGCAATCGTCGTAGATTTGTCAATGATACTTTGGAGCCAGCCCGTTGAAGAGATTTAACGAATACTTAGAAGAAAGTTTAGCCGCAGAGGTTAAGTCAGAACCTAAGACAGCCGCTTCAATGGAAGCCAGAAAACTTGGCTTGACTTATATGGGCTTTGGTCGTTATGCAAATAGCAAAGGACAAATTGCTTATATTGTTCATAACGACAGACTTGTTCCATATAAGACACAAGAAGATGTGCAAGGAATGTATCAAAAAGCACATGAAATGTTGCCTGCTGGATCAACTAAAGTCACAAAAGATGATAAAGCAAGTACCTTAAAAGCACAAGCCGACGAACACAATAAAATATTAACTAAACGTTCCGCAGAAGATGAAAAGATTGCTAATCGTAAAATGAAAGAAGCAATCAAAACAAATAAGATTTTAACAAAAGCGTTTCCCGCTTCTATGTTTGATGAGAATGAAATGGCGGCATTGCAAGAATATACGAATGAAGGATTTGGACCAGTAAACAGATATCTTTACAAAGGTCTTGACGATGACGCAACTCAAGAAGATGCTGATTACATTAATGGTGTCATCGAAGGTATGGATTCTGCCTTTTCTAATTCTCAAGCGCCTATGAACTATACGGTATATACTGGACTTTCTCAAAGATATACGTCAGATAAGTTTGTGCCAGGTAAAGATTATGTTTTTAGAGGTTATGTTTCAACAACTTTAGATTATAACACAGCAATTGAATTGTTTACTGAACAGAATGAAGATTCCGTAATTTTGCAGATTGAAGTTTCGAAAGGACAAAACGCTATACATGCCAGCGGATTTAGCAACGTTAACGCAGGAGAAGGCGAAGAGTTTCAAACGGAAGAAATGGAAACAATTCTACCTAGAGGATCTAAAGTCAAGATAATATCTGGACCTCATGTTGTCATGACAAATGCAATAAACAGTGATAGATATGGCGGTGAATGGTCAGTCAATATTTTCCATTGTCAATTGATACAAGATATATAAATATAATACTAAACGTTTAGGAGATAAAAATGTCAGTAAACAAAGCATTAGATAGTGTTCTAGCAAATAACCTAGACGAAATGCGTACACATTTTTCCAACGCTCTTTCTACAAAGGCTGTAGAGAAGTTGGAAGAACGCAAGGCCGTTATTGCTCAGAACTACTTTGGTCAAGTAAGTGAGGAAGCAGAACAGATTGATGAAATTTCATGGCAACTTGCTGGTCATGCATCTAGAGAAGCGGATAAAAAATCTAGAGAGGCTAAAAGTTCCAAAGAAAAAGACAAATACGCAAAACAATCTGGTAGATTATTAAAGAAATCAAAACAAAAATTAAAAGCTGAAATTGATTATCTGCATTACGGAAAAAAAGGCTAATATACCATGAAAAGCATCAAAGACCTAAGAGAACAATACAATCTCATTACGGAAAAAGAAGAAGCGGAAACTAAAAAGTTAACCGCTCTTGTTCGTGCTGGTCTATTTGATGCTAAGAAACTAACTTCACTAAAACGCGCTCTTGATAAGCCAGTCGATAAGATGACTGCACAGGAAAAGCGTATGCTTCTCAACTTGCTTGATGCTCTTATGTCTGAGGTTCTTTCTAATCAACCTGTTTATCAGAAAGTTAAGCAGAATGTAATGAAAGAAGCCAAAGACTATTATTCGGGACCCGATCCAAGAGTCCAGAGAGTAGGATATCCATCTCAGAAAGAAGCACCATCTGTTCTACTACTAAAGCGTAAGGCTATTCGTGTATTTCCAGACGGCCAAAAAGTTGCTCTATACTATGCACAAGCTATCGACAAGTATGTTTCTATTCCATATAATGAGATTGGTATAAATGAAGAAGTGCAGTTAGATGAATTTGTTGGTCCATTAGTCAGAGGCGTGGTTACGATTGGTGGTAAAGTTCTAAATCAAGTTCGTAAAATGAAAGCAGGTAGAGCAGTATCAAATGCTGAAAAGCAGGCTGTTAAAGACAGAAGACAAGCTGCCGTTGATAGATTAACAGCACAAAAATATAGAAAGAAAAATCCTTTTGATAAATCTGGAAAATTAAATAAGGGTAAAGGTAAAGGTGGCAAAAGAGGTGCTGGCGCGGGTGCAGCAGGAACAGGTACAGCGGCTAGTTTATTGTCAGGTTTAAGTTCTGGATCAAGTTCTTCTACAGAACCTAAGTATTTTCAGCCAAAAGATTCACAACTAAAAGCTACGATAACAAGACCAGAAAGAACTGGTGGCTCAGACTCAAGAGCAGAAAAAGAAAGACAAGCATCTTTAAGAGCAAGTCAATCAATGGCTCAAAATGAATCCACAGAAATCAATCTGAATGGAAACCGATTTGTGCTAAATAATGAAGAAGCAAATAAAGTTATTTCGCTCTATGAGTCCCTTAATACCAAGAACAAGCAAAAGATGATTAAGATGATGAATGAAAGCGAAGAACAGTTAAACAAGATAGTATCATTCGCAGTAAGGCAGTAGTATGGCAAACGTATTAAAAGGTCAAAGAATTATTGATGGAAATAAAAGGGCACTAATCAAGTATGTGTTCCTTTCTGATGGCACCGCTGTGGCCAATTCTACTCTCGTAGATGCATCTTCACTTGCATTTGCGTTGAATACGAATGGCTACATCATGTCATCCAATGTTGATCCAAAGACAAGCTACAGAACAACAATCAAGCGCATCTTTGGTAATGCAAAGGTCAACAGTTATATCACTATACAGTGGGCAGGCACATCAAATGCTGAAATCGTAACCATTGGTTCTGGCTCATTTGATTATGATTTTCAAAGCATGGGTGATGGCGCAATTATTCCTATGGAAAGCGATGCAACAACTGGCGACATTCTCTTGTCAATCAATAACAATAAGAACAACGATGCTTTCACTTTGTTCATCGACCTAAGAAAGAACAACGAAGACTTTGATGCTGGTCAGACCGCAGATCCATATGCATTCAATAAGAAGGGTCCGTTTCCATGATTAAGTTAGTCAATTCAATTGTAAATAGAGATTTCGTTTCTGCTGATTCCATTCTTGAAGAAACAGTTGAATTGATTATGACTAAGAAGCTGGAAGAAGCCAAGAAGATGACTGCCGCTAAGATGACCGAGCAAGGTCTAGATAAGCCATCATGGGCTTTGCAGCAAAGAGGTCTAGTCGAAGATGATGTAGAAAGTGGCGAAGAAAGTTCCATGGCTCGTTCCGAATTGAATGCCATTACAAAAGATGCTAAAAACATCATGTCAAAAATTAAAGGCAATAAAGAACTAGAAGCTTGGACTCAATCAAAGATTACGAAAGCAGCAGACTATCTAAACTCTGTTGCTGACTATATGAGCGAAGAAGAAAAAGAAAAACTAGACGAAGCCCGTATCAGAATTATCAAGGCACGTATTCGTGGCGGTAAAATCCAACGCCGCAAGAAAGTATCTAATGTTGCTGGCATGACTTTGCGTGGTGGTAAATTACAGCGTATGTCTCCTGCTGAACGCCGTCGTAGAAAGATGGGCGCCAGAAGAGCAAAGATTAAGCGTAAGTCCAAAATGAACCGCGCATTGATGAAGCGCCAGAGATCACTAAGAAAGAGGAAGGCTTTAGGGCTATGAAACTCATTAAAGAAGAAGTAAGTCACGTTAATTTTCTAACGGAAATGAACGAAAAGACTGGCCAGAAAGAGATGTTCATCGAAGGCATCTTCATGCAGGCCGAAACAAAGAACCGCAACGGTCGTGTATATCCATTTGACGTTCTAAACAAAGAAGTAGAGCGTTATAACAAGGAATACGTAAACAAGAACCGTGCATTTGGTGAGTTGGGACATCCAGACTCGCCTACTATTAATTTGGATCGTGTATCACACATGATTACCAAGCTTTATCCAGATGGCAATAACATCATGGGTAAAGCCAAGATTATGGATACTCCTAACGGAAAGATTGTGAAGAGTTTACTAGACGGTGGTGCTAGTTTGGGTGTGTCAACCAGAGGCGTAGGGTCTCTAAAGCCACACAACGGATATCAACTTGTTCAGGACGATTTTCATTTGGCTACAGCGGCCGATATCGTTGCTGATCCATCTGCTCCAAATGCCTTTGTACAGGGTATTATGGAAAATGCAGAATGGATTCTAACGGACACAGGTTGGAAAGAAGTGCAATTTGAGATGGCTAAAAAGCAAATCAAAGAAGCATCTAAAAATGATATTGAGGCAGTAGCACTACGTCTCTTTGAAAACTTTATCTCTAAACTTTAAAGAATTATAAATAATACGAAAAAGGAGTATTCTCATATGGGTAAGTCATTAACAGAAGTGGCAAAGTCAATCTTGATGAACGAATCTAATGATTCGGCACCAGATCGTGATGCCAAGTCTTCAAATCCAAACAAGGCCACTCTAAAGCCAGGTGGCGGCGCAAAGGGCGGCGTTGAGCCAAGCCCAATGAGCAATGACGCTACAATGGTTGCAGATGCACCAAAGAAGCCAGGCGAAGGCGATAACGTTGGCGCCAAGGCTGCTACAATGAAGCAGGACACATCTCAGGCTTCACCTTCACGTAAGGGCGCTGTTCCAGCTATGCCTTCTCAGAAGGAAGTAATGGAAGAAGACCTAGAACTTGAAGATGAAGTTCTAGAGGAAGCCAAGCACGAAGAAAAGGAAGACGAAAAGGAAGAGAAAGAGGAAATGGACGAGAACGTCGAAATTTCCGAAGAACTCCAAGCCTTCATCGATCAGATGCTTGAAGAAGGCGCTTCTGAGGATGAAATCGTTGCTGCTATCGAAGAAAACTTTGAGTTTGTTTCAGAAGAAGCAGAAGAAGTTCCTTACTATGACTACGAAGTAGACATGAACGAACACGTAGAGGCTCTATTTGCTGGTGAAGACCTATCAGAAGAATTTAAGCAAAAGGCTGTAACAATTTTCGAAGCTGCTGTAAAGGCTAAGATGCAGTCTGAAATTGCTCGTCTAGAAGAAGCATATGCTGCTACTCTAGAAGAGGAAGTAAACACAATCAAGGAAGAGTTGTCATCTAATGTTGATGACTATCTAAACTATGTGGTTGAGCAGTGGGTGTCTGACAACGAAGTGGCTATCGAAGCCGGTCTTCGTACAGAACTAACAGAAGACTTCATTTCTGGCCTACGCCAGCTATTTGCTGAGAACTACATTGATATTCCAGAAGACAAGATTTCAGTTGTTGAAGAACTTGGTAACAAGGTTGAAGAACTTGAGTCCAAGCTAAATGAAGAAATTGAACGTAATGTTGAATTGACAAAGGTTCTATCTGAGAGTTATAAGAACGAAGTTATGCACGCCATGACTGAAGGTCTAACAGCAACTCAGGCTGAGAAGCTAAAGCAGCTTTCAGAGAACGTTGAATTTGTAGATTCTTCATCATATGCAAAGAAGATTCAGACATTGCGCGAAAGCTATTTCCCAACATCAGTAAATGCTCAGACCGAACTTGATACAATTGTACCAGGTACAGAAGGTCAGACAATGATTTCTGAGGAAAATACACCAATGAACAAGTACGTTCGCGCACTTGGTAAATCACTTCCTAAGTAATGGAAAACAATAAATAATACTAAGATATCTCAAAAGGAGAAATTAAATGTATCTTACAGAACAATTAGAACAGAAGTGGTCTCCAGTATTGGACCACGAAGGTGCAGGAAAGATTAAGGACTCTTACCGTCGTGCTGTTACAGCCATCATTCTTGAGAACCAGGAAAAGGCTATGGCAGAAGAAGGCCGTCAGCTTAACGAATCTGCTCCAACAAACGCAACATCTTCAACATATGTACAGAACTATGACCCAATTCTTATCTCATTGGTTCGTCGTTCTCTACCAAAGTTGATTGCTTATGACGTTTGCGGCGTTCAGCCAATGACAGGTCCAACAGGACTTATCTTCGCTATGCGTTCAAAGTATGACAATCAGAACGGTACAGAAGCTTTCTTCAACGAAGCTAATACTCGCTTCTCATCTTCTAACAAGGCTGGCGACACTGTTGGTGGTTCACTACAGACAGGTACAAACCCAGTTTCAAACGTTCTAGACTCTTCACTATTCACAACAGCTAACGGTATGTCAACTGCTAGAGCAGAAGCCCTTGGCGATGCTGCTGGCAACTTGTTTGCTGAAATGGCTTTCTCAATTGAGAAGGTAACTGTAACAGCCCGCTCACGCGCTCTAAAGGCTGAGTATACAATGGAATTGGCTCAGGATCTTAAGGCTGTTCACGGTCTTGACGCTGAGACAGAACTTGCAAACATTCTGTCTACAGAAATCCTAGCTGAAATCAACCGTGAAGTCATTCGTACAATCTACGAACAGGCTGTAGTTGGTGCTGCTTACGGTACAACAACTTCTGGTACATTCGACCTTGACACAGACTCAAACGGCCGTTGGTCAGTTGAAAAGTTCAAGGGTCTTGTATTCCAGATTGAGCGTGAATGCAACGCAATCGCTAAGGCAACTCGTCGTGGTAAGGGTAATACCCTAATCCTATCTTCTGACGTTGCTTCTGCTCTTGCAATGGCTGGCGTTCTTGACTACACACCTGCTCTTCAGGCTAACCTAGAAGTTGACGATACAGGCAACACATTCGCTGGTGTTATGCACGGCCGTGTGAAGGTCTATATCGACCCATACTTCGGCGGTTCTTCAAACGGCGACGAACTAGTTCTAGTTGGTTATAAGGGTACATCTCCTTATGACGCTGGCTTGTTCTACTGCCCATACGTTCCTCTCCAGATGGTTCGCGCTATCGGTCAGGATACATTCCAGCCAAAGATCGGCTTCAAGACACGTTACGGCATGGTAGCAAACCCATTCGCTCAGGGTACAACTGCTGGTCTTGGTGTTCTTACAGCCCGCACAAACAACTACTATCGTATCTTCCGCGTTCGCAACCTTATGTAATCATAAGATTGTCGGGGCAAGACAGAGATTGGGGCAGCAGCAATGCTGCCCTTTTCTTTTATAAATAGTACAGAGGTACTTCAATGTCAACAGAATCATTTCTAACTACTATACCAGACAATACTAGTTTTCTACAGACAACTAGATATACATTTATTATTCCTAATCTTCCCTTCGCAAAGTATTTTTGCCAGAGCATCAATCTTCCTGGAGTCTCATCTAGTGAAATTGAAGTACCTACTCCTTTCTCAAATACTTTCCGTCATCCAACAAAGATGTCTTTTGAACCATTTACAATTTCGTTCTTGATTGATGAAGACTTGAAAGTTTGGGAAGAAACATACAAGTGGATTGTTTCACTCACTAGACCTGAAAGTGCTAAACAATACATCAAATACAATGATAGAGATGCATCTCCATATCAAGACGGAATGTTGACTGTGAATACCAATGCCAATATTCCTAACATTCGTATCAAGTTCAAAAACGTTTTTCCTGTCAGTCTTGGCGGCATTCAGTTCGGCACAACAAACTCAGCCGATACGACTCCTACAGCCGATCTAACATTCAGATACGATATCTTCAATTTTGAAAGATTGTAGTTGACTTTTACCTAAAAACGTAGTATAGTAATATACATTTTTTGTAATGGAGAAACTATGAAACCGCCAGTGAATATTGACGTTCTAATGGAAGAGTGGATAAAAGATGCAGGCTATGATGAGACTGAACCTCAGAAAGCAATGGCTAATATACCAAAACTTCATGCGAAGTATTTGCGTATCATGACACACCACAATCTCCTTGTCAAGAAGTTCTTAGCAGAATATAACTCACGGCGCAAGATAAAGTGGGAATACTATTCTGGCGATCTTAATAATCCAGAAGACTTAGAAAAGTACGGTCTAGAACCAATGATGAAGAAGGTGCTTCGTGCAGACTTGCAGCATTATCTTGATTCTGATACTGAACTAAATAACATACTACTAAAGAAAGTTATGCATGAAGAGATTGTTGAGTTCTGCAAAAACGTTCTGAAAGAATTGAACAATAGAACTTGGCAATTGAAATCATACATGGATTGGGAAAAATTTGTAGGTGGGCAGTAAAGTAATCATAGTGAATGAGAATGAAGCATTCGTGAGAGTCATCTGTGAAGATGATATTGCTTATGAACTTCGTGAAGCATTTACATTCCAAGTTCCTGGTTATCAGTTTACGCCACAATATAAGGCCAGACTGTGGGACGGAAAGATAAGATTGTTTGATGTAAGAAACAAACAACTATATCGCGGACTTGTACCTTATGTTGCTAAGTTTTGTGAAGAACGAAACTACGAATGGGAATATGAAAACGAAAGTTATGATGAGGAATTTTCTTTAGCAGAGGCTAACGAATTTGTAGATAAAATAAGGCCGAAACATGCTCCAAGAGATTATCAGTTGGATGCATTCGTTCATGCTATTCGTACACGAAGGACTTTACTACTTAGCCCCACTGCAAGTGGTAAGTCTCTTATTATTTATCTTTTGGCTCGTTTTCTATCACATAGAGGATTGAAAAGAGGCTTGATAGTCGTTCCGACGATATCACTAGTAGAACAGTTAACGTCGGACTTCAAAGATTACAGTGCTACGAACGATTGGAATGTTGATGATAATATACACAAAATCTATCAGGGTCAGGAAAAAGATACAAACAAGTTCCTGACAATTTCAACTTGGCAATCTATTTACCAGATGCCCAAGAAGTGGTTCGCACAATTTGATTTTGTTATCGGCGATGAAGCACATCAGTTCAAGGCCAAGTCTCTTACAGATATTATGACAGGACTAACAAATGCAAAATACAGAATTGGCACTACAGGAACTCTTGACGGAACAAAAACACACAGGCTTGTCCTTGAGGGACTATTTGGATCCACCAGAAAAGTTATTACAACTAAAGAACTCATGGATGCAAAGCACCTGGCTGAATTCCAAATTAAGTGCCTACTTCTTAGACATAGTGAGTCTATCTGTCAGGCTGCGAAAAACTTTACATATCAACAGGAAATCGAATATCTTGTCCTTAACGAAGCAAGGAACAAGTTCATATCTAACCTCGCATTATCCTTGGATGGTAACACCCTTGTTCTCTTCCAGTACGTTGACAAGCACGGAAAGATCCTACATAAGCTCATATCAGACAAACTCGGTGCTGACCGTAAAGTCTTCTTTGTAAGTGGAGATACAGATGTTGAAATCAGAGAAGAAATTAGGCACATTGTTGAAAAAGAAACTAATGCGATTATTGTTGCTAGTTTTGGCACTTTCAGCACTGGCATCAATATTAGAAACCTGCATAACATTATATTTGCTTCTCCGTCTAAGTCTCGGATAAGAAATCTACAGTCCATTGGACGTGGATTACGTACAAGTGAAACGAAAGACTCTGCTCAGTTATTTGATATCGCAGATGACATGAGATATAAGAAACATGAGAACTACACTCTAAAACATTTTGCAGAAAGAATAAAGTTATATACCGAAGAGAAATTTTCTTTTAAGGTATATAAGATTGAATTGAAAGGATAAGTCATGGCTCAAGAAGTATATCATATAAGACTGAACTCGGGCGAAGACTTGATATCAGAAGTAGCATGGCCTAAACCTAAAGAAGGACATGAAACTCATATTGTCCTAAAGAACCCGATGAAGATTGTATGTATACCTTCCAGTAAACCAGGATTCGTTTCTTTATCTTTGATGCAATGGGTATTTGCTAAGATTTCTTCTGAGCAGGAATTTAATATCTACAGCAGAGACATTCTTACCATGTCTAAACCAAATGAAAGTCTAAAAGACTATTACTTTGACACGGTAAAACATTTCTCTAGTCAGTTCAAATCCAATTCGATATATGAGGAAGATACAACTACAGAGGAATTTCTTGAAGAACTGGAAAGAGAAATAGATGCTGTAGTCAAGTCTGATAAGGTAGTAGAAGAAAGTAACGAAGATATGGACAATCTGAGAGATGTGGTAAATGAATTTCTTAGGTCTCTATCTTCCAACAACAGAGGAACATTACACTAATGGCAAATGAAATAGTTGTAGAATTAGATGAAACTAATGACTTTGGATTTAGTTTTCATGATGAGGAAGAGATTGTTACATCTTCTGGTGTAACAGATGAGGTAGACTTGTTGAAGAATAGACTGAGGCTTTTAAGGAAGACTTATTTGCCTTTGCTTCAACATCTAGCAAAAGATCCTGATAAGCCCATGATTAAGTGGCCTAACAGGAAAGAGATACTTGATAAGCAAATCAAGAAGATGATTGAACTAACAGAAGTATAATTAAAGTTATTCATATCATCGATGGCATAGCCAATATACACACCTGTCAACCCTTTGTCAAGAGAAAAGTGCATGAGCAAACAAAATAAAGTACATTATGTAGACAATCAAAAGTTCTATCAGGAAATATTAGAACACAAAAGAAAAGTAGCAGAGGCCAGAGAAAAAGGTCTTGAAGAACCAAGACTCTCTAACTATATTGGTGAGTGTATATGGAAGATTGCAAACAAACTATCTTGTAAGCCATGTTTCCTAAACTACTCTTACAGAGATGAAATGATTTCCGATGCAATAGAGAACTGCATATTGTATTTCAACGATTATGATCCAAACAGAGGATCCAATCCGTTTGCATACTTTACTCAGGTAATATACTTTGCATTCCTGAGACGAATAAACAAAGAAGAAAAGAATAGGTATATCATATACAAGAATTTCCAAGAAACGGTCATAAACAATGGACATGCAGCACATCTGGTAGATGGTGATGATAATCACTTGCTTTCTGTCAACTTATATGATAATATAAACGACTTCATGGAAAGATTTGAGAAGAAAGAAGCAGTAAAGAAAGAGAAACGAAAGATTGCCAAAGAAGGTTTAATCAAGTTTTACGAGGAAGAAAATGAACAACGAAGTACCGTTTCAAATTGAGCATCTGATTACCAATCTGTTAAATCAGAAAGAGAATGTCTATATCAGACAGAACTATCGTGCAAGACTGGAATCAATCAGAGATGCTATTGACAAGTCTCTCAGAAAGTACGATAATGAACTTTACACATCTAACACTCGGAAGAAAAGAGCGTAATGTCTAAAGTTCTTATATTGACGGACACTCACTGGGGCGTCAGAAATGACTCCCCAGTTTTTCTAGATTATTTCAAGAGGTCTATAGATGAGTTTCTTATCCCATTCATCAAAGCCAATGGTGTGCGCCATATTATACATCTTGGCGATCTCGTTGATCGTCGGAAATATATTAATGTACTTACCCACTCTCGGCTTAGAGCAGATTTTCTGGAGCCAGTTAGTGCTTTGTGTTCTTTACATATTATTGCTGGTAATCACGACGAATACTTCAAAGACACCTACACAGTAAATGCTCTAGATGAGTTCGTTGGCAATAGATATACAAACATCAAGACATACTCTACTCCTACCACGATTGAGATTTATGGTACTGAGTTCTTTCTTTTGCCGTGGATTACCAAAGCAAATGAAAAGCAGAGTTATGAAGCCATAGAGAACACTAAGTCTGCTATTTGTTGCGGGCATCTAGAACTAGATGGCTTTGAAATGCAGAAAGGCTTGTTGTCTGACCATGGATGGAATCATCAAGTTTTTAAGCGATTTGACAGTGTGTTTACTGGCCATTATCACCACCGTAGCAGTAGGGATAATGTTCATTATATCGGTGCTTTGTGTGAGCATATATGGTCTGATTATAATGATCCTCGCGGCTTCATTACGTTTGATACACAAACCCGTGCTGTTGAGTTTCATCGTAATCCTTTCCGCATCTTCCATATGGTGGCTTATGATGATGTAAAGAATCCAGATATTCTTGAGAAGATTAATGCTACAGACTATTCCAAGTATAAAGATTGCTATGTCAAGGTTGTTTGTGTAAACAAAACCAATCCATATGCGTTTGATGTGCTGCTGGACAAGTTGTACAAAGAACAAGCGGCTGACATTTCCATTGTTGAAGATATCAACTCGTTCACAGATAACAACTCAGAAGATTTGGTAGATGAGGCACAAGACACACTTACCATTCTTGACAACTACATTTCAGGCTTGACTTTGCCCGTTGAATCTGATAGAATGAAACATTACATGCGCGAGATTTATACCGAAGCTTTGTCGTTAGAAAGTATTGAATGATAACATTTGAATTGATACGATGGAAGAATCTTCTGTCAACTGGTAATGCATGGACAGAGATTGAACTAAACGCAAATAAGACAAATCTAATAGTAGGCGCAAACGGACATGGTAAATCAACCATTCTCGACGCGCTTACTTTTGTCTTGTTTGGTAAGCCATTCCGTAAAATCAATAAGCCCATGCTTGTCAATAGCGTGAATGGTAAAGATTGTTTGGTTGAAATTATATTCAAGGCCTACGGCAAAGACTACAAGATTGTTCGCGGTATTAAGCCAAACATCTTTGAGATTTGGGTAGATGGCACTCTACTCAATCAGGACTCAGCATCAAGAGACTATCAGGAATATCTTGAAAAGTTCATTCTCAAGATGAACATGAAGTCATTCTGTCAAATCGTTATTCTCGGTTCAGCATCATTCACTCCGTTCATGCAGTTGACTCCTGCTGACCGTCGAACAATTATCGAAGACTTGCTTGATATCCAAATCTTCTCCGTGATGAACTTGCTGGTAAAGCAACGCGCTCAAGAAAACAAAGAGAAGTTGGAAAACACGCGAGTTGTCATGCGCTCGACAACCGAGAAGAAAGATTATATTGAGAAGACATTGGCCAGTCTAAGACAGACTAACGATGATAGGTTGGCTGAACTTGAAAAGCAGTATCAAGACCTTGCACAACAAAAGAAAGATATAATTTCTGATGTTGAGAAGATTGTCGCAGAGAAGAAGCAACTGCAAGATGAGGTCAATGACCTATCTGAAATAAAAAAGCAGTTTCACGATACCGTAAAACTTTATACTCAGTTTGATACAGAAGCAAAGCGGTTGGATGCTGAAAAAGAAATGTTGAAGACTACCGATAACTGCCCGACTTGTAAGCAAACAATTGAGAAGTCGTTCAAGTCTCAGCGTGTATTGGATCTTGGTAATACAATTAGTGGTCTAGTTGTTCAAGCCACAGTAACAGAAGGTCAATCTAACATTTTACTTGCTGAGATTAGCAATAAAGAAAATCAAGTCAAGCGTATTCAGGCTATCTCTGCTGACATTTCGGCCAAGAAGCAAACGATGATGCATCTTGTTTCTACGATGAACGATATAGAAGATTCCATCGACAAGATTAAGAATGCTGACAAACTAGTTCAGAACAGCGAAGAAGATTTGCTAAAGACTGTTGGCGAGATAGAAAGAATCGAAGGAGTCATCAAGTTTCAGATGACAGAGAGAGTTATGATTGATACTGCTTCTGCGCTACTGAAAGATGGTGGAATCAAGACGAAGATTATCAAGCAGTATATTCCAATCATCAATAAGTTGGTCAACAAGTATCTGGACAGAATGGGCTTCTTTGTCAATTTCAACATCGATGAAAACTTCAACGAGGTAATCAAGTCTCGGTATCGTGATGAGTTTGCTTATGCCAATTTCTCAGAAGGCGAAAAGACACGAATCGATTTGGCTTTGATGTTTACTTGGCGTTCCATTGCCAAGATGAAGAATAGTGTCAACACCAACTTGCTCATTCTGGACGAAATTCTAGATGGAAGTCTTGATGCGAATGGAACAGACGAGTTTCTGAAAATCATAAAGACATTGACAGACGATACAAATACATATATAATCTCACACAAGACTGACACTATTGCCGATAAGTTTGACAAGACATATAGATTTGAGAAGATTAGAAACTTTAGCAGGTTGATGACATGACAGTAAAAGAATCCGCAGAATACGATAACTTCCTGGGCAAGAAAGAAGAAACCGCGAAAGAACAAACTCTCGCGGAATTTCTTGGCATGGAAGAAACTGATGAGAATGAGAGAGAAAAACTTTGGGTAGGAATGCCTGAGTTTGAACAGAAAGATAATCCACCGTTCAAGACACTGTATCTTCATTTCCGCAATAAGCAAGACTTTGATGAGTTCCGCACAAAGTATGCACAAGTGGATGATGAACAGACTATTACAGATAAGACCAAGAGTATGTGGTATCCACACCTTGACAAGGATGAAAACTCTTTGAAGCGTTGGTTTGAAGAATGACGAATCCGACACATCCAGTTTATATCATTTCAAAAGGTAGACATGACACAATGTATACCTCGCGCTCACTTGCGCGTATGAAGATTCCACATTATATCGCTATTGAACCGCAGGACGAAAAACTCTATGATGAAGCGTTGGATAATTTTGGCATTCGTAACTATGTTACCCTTCTTGTGGCTCCTTTTTCTAACCACGGTGACGGTCCTGGTCGCGCAAGAAACTGGTGTTGGGATCACTCTATCTCAATAGGTGCTGAAAAGCATTGGGTGTGTGACGATAACATTTCAGACTTCTATCGACTACACAAGAACCAACGCATTCGTGTGGAATCTGGTGTAATATTCAAGGCCGCAGAAGATTTTGTTGACCGCTTTGAGAATGTTCCTATCTCAGGCTTTCAGTATAGATTCTTTATTGCACCTAATCAGGCTTATCCACCTTTCAGTATTAACACTCGTATCTATTCCACTCTGCTTATCTCTAATGATTGTAAGCATCGTTGGCGTGGTAGATATAACGAAGATACCGATATCTGTCTTCGCGTATTGAAAGATGGCGATTGCACAATTCAGTTTAATGCATTTCTGCAAGGCAAGTCTGCTACTCAAACTGTGAAGGGCGGCAATACAGCAGAGTTCTATCATGCAGAAGGTGAACTAGACAAGAGCAAGTGGCGTGATGGACAATTGAATGCGACAGGTACAATCAATAAGTCTCAGATGCTAGTTGACATGCATCCTGATGTTGCTCGGATGGTGTGGCGATATGGTCGTTGGCATCATTATGTGGATTATTTGCCGTTTCAAAAGCCAGAGCGAGAATTGAATCCAGAACAGTTACAGATTAGGCGAAACATCGGACTTGGTCCAGATGACAATCGGCTGAGACTGAAATCTGGAGTTGATTTATCAACCTTACCTAAGGTCAACAATTACGGTATGGTTCTCAAAAAGATATCAAAGACTTAGCCGAACTCAATAAAATCAATCACTTAGCCAGTATGCTATGCGTCCACTGCATAGCAGGTATTCTGTTTCTATGCTTGATTTCTCTGGTCTCCGTCACTATATTATATGTATGAAGACGGAGAACACTATGACCCAGATGCTCAGACTTGACGATTCCCATATCGTTTCACATATCGTTTTCGAATCAAAACCTGACGTTTATCATGTAGACCTTTTGTCCATATCAGATGATCTTGAGTTTCCTGATATGATAGATACTTCATACGGAAATGAACAGCCGTTCAAGTTGTATAAGAAAATGTATTCCAAAGCTGATAACATGCATATCGCAACCTACAAGCAACCTGATAGCAAAGCTGTTTTGCTTGTCTATGTCGGATAAGCTTGACATTCTCCGCAAATCCATCTATTCTATGTCCATAATAACGAGGACACTATGGAAGTAACACATAATCATAATGCCAAGTCCCAGCTAGCCAAGTTGCTGGCTACGGAAAACATTACTGTTCAGCATAGTGCTTCGGCCAAGACCGCATGGTTTGACGTAAAGTCCCGTGTTCTTATGCTCCCTGTCTGGCGCGAAATGTCCAACGATCTGTATGACCTTCTGGTGGTGCATGAAGTCGGTCATGCTCTTGATACTCCGACTGAGGGCTGGACTGATGCTATCGCTGACATTGCCAAGCGTATTGCTGGTTCTACTTCCAATCGTGCTATTCTGGCCGTCAAGGGCTTTCTGAACGTGATTGAAGACGCCCGTATTGACAAGCGCCAGAAGCGCCGTTTCCCTGGTGCTCGGCGCAACTATGTCAAGGGCTATGCCGAACTAATCGACCGCGATTTCTTTGGTACTAAAACCAAAGACGTAAATTCCATGTCCTTTATTGACCGCTTGAACATTTACTGCAAGGGTGGTTCAATGCTCGGCATCAAGTTCAATGCCGAAGAAAAGTCCCTTCTTGCTAAGGTTGAAGCCGCTGAAACTTTCGATGAGGTTCTAGCCCTCACGGAAGAAATCTTCCGTTGGTCTAAGGAAAAGCAGGAAGAGCAGCAGCAGGACATTGAAGACTTCCGTGCAAAGTCGACCGCTACTGACGATGATGACGAGGACGATTCCGAGTTTGAATATGGCGATGACGAAGCCGAAGATGAGGCCGAAACTGGTTCTGGTTCTACTTATGACGATTCGGATGATGAAGACGAGGATGAAGAAGATGAGGAAGAAGATGGCGATGACGCCGAAGCTTCCGAAACTGGCGATGCCGCCGGTGAAAAAGATGATAACGATCCTCTGAATGTTGGTTCTCAGCGTGAAGATGATATTCCTGAGTCCGAGACTGAAAAGGCTTGGCAGGAACGTCAGAATGACCTTGTGATCAACTCGGACGAAGAATATATCTATGCTAAGATTCCGCGTCCTATCAACTATGATAGTGTCGTGAATGATTACAAGATTGTTCTGGCTGATCAGCGTGAATGTATTGGCCGTATTACAAGTCAAGAATGGCTCAAGGAAATTCGTGCTGAACTTCAAAAGTTCAAGTCGGACGAGGCCGCAACTCTTTCCTTCATGGTCAAGGAATTTGAAATGCGGAAGTCGGCCGATGAATATGCTCGGACTTCGGTGTCTAAGACTGGCGTGATTGACACTAACAAGTTGCATTCATACAAGTATAATGATGACCTGTTCCGTCGTATCACTTCCGTTGCGACTGGTAAGAACCACGGCTTTGTCATGTTCATTGACTGGTCTGGTTCAATGGACATTCATCTCAAGAAGACGGTCAAGCAATTGCTTTCGCTGACCATGTTCTGTAAGCGGGCTCAGATCCCGTTTGAGGTATACTCATTCCGTTCTGTAAATGCTTTCGATTATGATGCGGGTCGTATTCCTTCACATAATCGTCTGTTCACGAACGGCACTAATGAGTTGGACTTTGACAACTTTATTGCTCGGAACTTTTTGTCTTCACGGATGAATGTGGCTGAGTTCAATGACGCAATGTTCCATCTATATGTCATGGCTTGTGGCGGTCACCTTACGTGTGACGGACTGTCTTCCACTCCGCTGAATGAATGTATCGGTACGGCCGATTTGATTGTCAATCGGTTCAAGGCTCGGTCTAAGGTTCAGATTGTCAATACAATCTTCCTGACTGACGGCGAGTCCGATCCGATGGAGAAAATTCATGGTGTTCCCTCTTACGGTAGAAATCGGAAGTTCATTCTTCAAGATGAAATTACCAAGAAGAACCATGACATTCGTGGTGACAAGAATAGCTATAGCCGCTATTCTCCTTACACCGACAACAGAGTGATGACAACTCTCTTGCTGCGGATACTCAAGGAACGTACTGGCTGCAATCTGCTCGGCTTCTATATCTCTTCTTATGGCTTTGAAAGCATGTATCGCCAGTTCTACAGTGAATATGGTGAAACATATAAGAAGTGCCAGACCGACTGGAAAACTAACGGGTTCTTCGGTGTGACAACTGCTGGATATGATGAGTATTATATCCTCAATCCGAAGTCCTTGAATGTGTCTTCTGGAAATCTTAACGTAAACTCTGATATGACCAAGCGCAAAATTGCTTCGGAATTTATCAAGTTTTCGGAAAAGAAGGCTGTATCTCGCGTTCTACTCACTCGGTTTGTCAAGCGAATTGCCGCTTGACAAATCATTCCTACCTGCTATAATATACACGTAATCGAAACACACACAAAGGAAAGTTCCTAATATGGCTAAGCGCCCCGTTGATAAGACCCCGTTCCTGAATGCTGTTAAGGCCGAACTTGGTAATGTTAACACCATTACCCGCGCCGAAGTGTTCGCAATCATGGAAAAGTACGGTCTTAAGGATCCGCTGTGGTTGACCAAGAATGACGCCGTTCGCGTCGGTCGTGGTGTCTATTCTCTGGGTAATGTTGACATGTCCAATGCAAAGCCTGCTGCAAAGATTGCCAAGTCTAAGCCGATCAAGGCGGCCGATATTGCTTCGGCTGTTCCTGTTGCTCAGGTCACGGAAGTGGCCAATCACGCCGACATGGCGATGGCTCTTCATGCTTCTAGTGATTCCATCTCTCTGGTGCCTGACAAGGCTAAGGGTTATGTTCCATTCGGTCACTTTCCTGATGTTCGCATGATTATCAAGTCTGGTAAGTTCTATCCGACTTACATCACTGGTCTGTCTGGCAACGGTAAGACCATGATGATTGAGCAGATTGCGGCTCAGGAAAAGCGTGAACTGGTTCGTGCTAACATCACGAAGGAAACTGACGAGGACGATCTGATCGGTGGCTTCCGTCTTATTGACGGCAAGACTGTCTGGCAGAACGGCCCTGTTATCGTGGCCATGGAACGTGGTGCAATCCTGTTGCTTGACGAAGTGGATCTCGGTGACGCCAAGCTTATGTGTCTCCAGCCTGTCCTTGAGGGCAAGCCGATCTATCTCAAGAAGATCAATCGGGTTGTGACGCCTGCGCCTGGCTTCAACATCCTTGCTACGGCTAACACCAAGGGTAAGGGTTCTGATGACGGTCGCTTCATCGGTACCAACGTGATGAACGAAGCTTTCCTTGAGCGTTTCTCCATCACGTTTGAGCAGGAATATCCGCCGCTCAAGACCGAAGCAAAGATCCTGAACAATGTTCTCGGTGCTTCTGGTATTGAAGACCAGGACTTTGCAGACAAGCTGGTCAACTGGGCTGACATGATCCGTAAGGCGTTCTACGATGGTGCGGTTTCCGATATCATCTCCACTCGCCGTCTGGTTCATATCTGCGAGGCCTACGCCATCTTCGGCCGCGACCGTGAGAAGGCAATCAAGCTTTGTCTGAACCGCTTTGATGTAGACACTAAGGGCGGCTTCTGGGATCTTTACGCCAAGCTGGACGAAACTGTTGCGCCGAAGCCGACTGAAACTGTCACGGCTGTCAATCTTGATGAAGAGGTGCCGTTTTAATGCTTGACAAGGCAGTTAATGCCTGCTACAATAATCAGACAATGGCAAAGAGTCACACATTGTCCGATTATCTTAAACCAAGTGACTCATTTTTACTATGGAGTGTATTGAATGTCTCATCTTTCTCGCGTTGCCAAGGTTCTTCGCCGTAACAGCAAGGGCGCTGGTATTACAGCTGGTCGTGTAGCCCAGCTGGCTGGTCTGTCCAAGGACGCTGTTTACAAGCGCGTCTATGACCTTCGCACCTTGGAAGGCAAGACCATCTACAGCAACTATCGTACTGTGAATGGTCAGCGCAAGATGTTTTATCGTTTTGCTGCCTAATCTTTAACGAATCTCAGAGGGATGGATACTATATACTAGTGTCCTTCCCTCTTTTTATTATGGAGTTTTCTAATGCAGTTACAGGTTAAAGTTGAAGATTTAAGAAAAGCAAAGTTGTTCGTTGCTACGCCAATGTATGGTGGGCAGTGTCACGGAATGTATTCAAAGGCTGCATTAGATTTGCAGGGCCTGTGTATGCAATACGGAATTGATATTCGTTTTTCTTTTCTGTTTAATGAATCTCTCATCACACGCGCACGTAATTATCTTGTAGATGAATTTTTACGTTCCGATTTTACTCATCTACTCTTTCTCGACTCCGACATCTGCTTTGATCCGCAGGATGTTCTAGCCCTCATTGCACTGGATAAGGATGTAATTGGTGCTCCGTATCCAAAGAAGTCTATCAACTGGCGCAATATCGCTCTTGCTCTCACAAAGAATCCAGCCATGAATGCTGGCGACTTAGATGCGCTGACTGGCGATTATGTGTTCAATCCAGTTCCTGGCACAAAATCATTCCGTGTTTCTGAGCCTCTTGAGGTTATGGAAATCGGTACTGGTTATATGTTGATCAAGCGTCATGTGTTTGACAAGTTCAAGGAAGCATATCCAAACTTGACATACAAGCCAGATCACGTTGGTCAGGCTCACTTCGATGGCTCAAGGTATATTCATGCATACTTTGATACTGTCATTGATCGTGGTGATCCTTTCGATAAGGTCCATCAAATGATGGAAGCCGCAGCGAAAGGCGAGAACGTCCAAGATCAAGCCAAAGAACTCCTTGAAAAGGAAGTCAACTCGTCTCATCGCTATCTGTCAGAAGACTATATGTTCTGTCAGTATTGGCGCAAGATCGGCGGCTCAATCTGGTTGTGTCCGTGGATGAGAACTACGCATATGGGAACTTATGCGTTCAATGGTAACATGGTCAAGATTGCGGAACTAACAGGGAATCTATAACATGCTAATTGGTATTGTAGGATTTATCGGCTCAGGTAAAGGTACTGTTGCTGATATTCTTGTGAACAAGCATAACTTTACAAAACTGTCTTTTGCTGATACAGTAAAGGACGCTACAGCGGCCATCTTCGGATGGCCGCGACATCTTTTAGAAGGCGATACTGATGAGAGCCGAGCATTTCGTGAGGCAACTGACGATTGGTGGTCAGAGAAGATGGGCTACAATTTCTCTCCTCGCATGGCTCTCCAGATGATGGGTACCGAGGCTGGCCGTGAGGTATTTCATCCAGACATTTGGATTCATTCACTTGAACGTAAGATGGACATGTATCCAAACGTAGTCATTGCTGACGTTCGTTTCCCTAACGAGATTGCATTCATCCAGTCAAAGGGTGGCTTTGTCATTCGTGTAAAGCGTGGTCCTGATCCCGATTGGTATGATCTCGCTCATGCTGCTAACAATATCAGTTTTGCACATAATCCAGAAGCACAAGAAGAAATGGAAAAGACTGGTATTCATTATTCAGAATGGGCATGGATTGGTTCTATAATGGATCATGAATTGCACAATACTGGAACTATCTCCTCACTTGAAGGAGATATCGAACACATGAAAAAGGTCTTTACAGGGCCTCAAAAGCCTGATACAATAGCAGCGTAATCCAAAAACAAATCGGAGTTTATATTATGAAGTTGAGTGAAAACACCCTGAGTGTATTGAAGAACTTTTCGTCTATCAATTCTGGAATTGTCCTTCAAAAGGGAAATCTACAGAAGACTATCTCTCCCGAAAAGTCCATTCTGGTCGAAGCGGAAGTTGAAGATGTTCTGCCCGAACAGTTCGGCATCTATGACTTGAACCAGTTTCTTGGTAACATCTCTACACTGAACAATCCAGACTTGACGTTTACTGACAACGCGGTTCTCATGAATGATGGTGATATCAAGTTCAACTATTATTCTTGTTCTACCAATCTCATCGTTTCTCCTCCCGACAAGGAGTTGAAGTTGAAACAGGTTGATGTAAGTTTCTCTCTTACAAACGCCATTCTTACCAAGTTGCTGCGTCTGGCTGCAATGAACAATCTCACACATCTTTCCGTTGTTGGTAAGAACGGCGAGATTCGTTTGCAGACGCATGAAAAGGCCAACGATACTTCTAACTATGCATCGTTCAAGCTGAATGATTATACTGGCGAAGACTTTACTGCATCGTTCAAGGTCGAAAACATCAAGTTGATTCCTGGTGACTATGATGTTGAAATTCAGCTTGGAGCATTCGCTAAGTTTGTATCTAAGTCTGGCAAGATCAAGTATTTCATCGCACTGGAGAGCAAGTAATGGCTGGTATGGGTCACAATCAAAACTTTGTTAGTATCAATTCTCTGACGGAATCTCAGAAAAAGGAACTCAAGGAAGCAATTCAGCAATTGAATGATAGCATGACGCGAGTTGCTGCTGAGAGAGACTTTCAGAAGGATAGTGTCAACTCCATTTCAGACAAGACTGGTGTTGACAAGAAGATCATCCGCCGCATGGCTAAGGTCTACTTCAAGGCCAACTATTCTCAGGAACAGGAAGAGAATAGGAACTTTGAAGAGTTCTATGATGGAGTCATGAAGTAATGTCAGTTGATCTTTATGGCGAGTCCTACGTTAGTAACTGGGATTACGCTCGTAAGATTGTAACTCTCGGAGCAAAACTACCATTCTATAAAGTTCATTCGTTTGTTACACCAAATAATGGATGTTCGGTTGCGTTTTTTATGGAAGGGTTTAAGTTTTTTCAACCGAGACACAGTGAGATAGATGTTCCAGGTCTTTATGCAATATACGAAAAGACTTGGAATAGTCTTTCTTGCCTATATACTGGCACATCAAATTACTCAATGCACCAAAGAGTATATCGTTTCGTGAAAGAACTCCATAATGTTTCGAGACACGATGAGGATCATCCAGCAGGTAAAAAAGCAAGACTTGCTGGGGTTAGTCCTGATAACATCTATGTAAAGTTTTTTCCACAATCAGAGTTTCCTAAAGTAGAAAATCTGAGAGTTGAATATGAAACACTTGACGAAACGTGTGCTATTTTGCTGAAATCTAGATTCAACAAAAGGAAACGAATCTGATGATTGAAAAGGAAAATTTGATTAGACGCATGGTAGAACTCATGGAGCCTATTGACAGGCAGATCATGATGTGCGATAATGTTGAAGATGTTCTAATGTTGGCATCTAACATGATGGTAACGTCTAAGAGCATCTTCGTGCAAAATCTTGGCGGCATTGGCGCTAAAGAACTTCTTCAAAGAATGGTGAATGAAATTGACGAACGAATCCTTCCTGTGGGTAGAGAAGTACCGCCCAACCTCGGTCAGTGATTGTATTCTTCCTGATCGACTAAAGAAGCCGTTTCAGGAATATGTTGACCGTAAAGAAATACCAAATCTCATGCTCACTGGTTCAGCAGGTGTAGGTAAAACTACAATTGCTAAGGCCATGTGTGATGAGATTGGTATCAATCATCTCTACATCAATGCGTCTGAAAATCGTGGTATTGATATGTTGCGAACAACCATTCGTAACTATGCCTCAACTGTTTCGCTGACTGGCGGTACTAAGGTAATCATCCTGGACGAGGCCGACTATCTTACACCAGAAGCACAGGCCGCGATGCGTGGTGCAATTGAAGAGTTTGCTGCTAACTGCACATTCATCTTCACTTGCAACTTCAAGGCTCGTTTGATTGACGCTCTACATTCTCGCTGTTCTGTAATTGACTTTGCTCTCAAGGCTGACGAAAAGCCAAAGATGGCAATGCAATTGATGAAGCGAATGGAGAACATTCTTACCGAAGAAAGTGTCAAGTATGACAAGGCAGTCCTTGCAAAAATCATTGAAAAGTATTTTCCTGATTATCGCCGTACTCTTAATGAGTTGCAGCGTTTCAGCAGCAGTGGCAACTTGGATGCTGGTATTGTATCTCAACTTTCTGACGTAAGAAAGATTGCCGATCTAGTAAACTCTCTGAAAGAAAAGAACTTTGGAGAAATGCGGAAGTGGTGTGTAGCCAATTCTGATATTGAGCCTGCACGTATCTATCGCAAGATTTACGATGGTCTGTATGAGTATATGAAGCCGCATAGTATTCCACAAGCGGTGGTAACTATCGGCAAGTATCAGTATCAGGCCGCGTTTGTGGCCGATCAAGAAATCAATCTAGTAGCGTGTCTAACTGAATTGATGGTAGACTGTGAATATAATTAAAAAAAGAGTTGACACTTCTAAGAAAATTTGCTAATATATAACAATGCTAAGAATGAAGGATTTATCGGTCATCTTTAGTATGTAACATAAACCAAGATTGAATGTGAATTAATTGACTTTCAATCGCTGTTGAAAGAAAAAAAACATGTTGTTTGAAGAAACAGAACACAAAAACGTCTGGAATACAGGATATTCCAAAACTGACTTTATTGATCCTATCACTTTTGATATAAAGAGGTCTTTGAGAGAAGCTCCTCCTTTAAAGCCAAGGGGAATGAAGTGGATTGAGCGTAAGGTAATCAACATTGAAAATGATGCTGTAGTTGATACTGAACATCAGGCGCGTCATAAAGGAACTCATGCAGATCATAAGAATGATCTAAGAGATTCTTTTGAGAATAACGGTTGGTTATATGATGAGCAACCAATTCTTGTTGTTTGGGATCCTAAAAACAAGAAGTATATCGTTCATGATGGATTCACGCGAATTAATGCGACGAACGATCTTGGTTGTCAACACATTGTAGCAGATGTGTATCAACCAGAAAATCCACTTTCTCTAGAAATCTCTAAGCTGAACCTTAATAAGGTAGACAAGCCAAAGAGAGGATCTGATGCAGGTGATATTACAAACTCTGCTCTTAATTGCATCAACAAGAAGTATCTTGCTTCTGATCTAAAGTCTGTAACTGATTTTGTTAATGAGACTGGAAGTCATCTTTCAAAGTCTCGGCGTCAGACCATCATTAACGATGTCATGAATAGACAGGGTAATTCAAAGTATCGTGTCTACCTTGTTAAGGGTGTTGGTGATCATAACGTTTCTAATGCTGCTGCAAACGAATTTAAGATTCCTTATGGCGGCGATGCGAACTATGATGACACGGGATATTTTGGATATATCACGACAGAAAAGACTGCTCGAATGACAATTTCAAATGCTATCAAACTTCTCAAGCAAGTTCTTGATGACATAGAACACAAGAGCGGCGCTTATGGTCATCTGAAAGAACTTCCTGAAGTTAAGATTTTTGCATATTTTGAAAATCCTGGCAAGACTCCTTTGAGAGAGCAAAGACAAAACTGGTTGATTGCGTTTCAAAACACTCTCGACTCTATTGTTGCCATCTGTGAATATATGACAGATTCTAAATCCAACAAAAAGTTTCCTATCGCTTTCGGTGGATTTTTACCGCAACTTATAGATGCTGATCCAAAGAAGAAGGGCATTAAGAAAGAAACTACCGTTGTAGATGTAGACGGTAAACCTTTTGATTGGAAAAACTAATTGACTGATCTTTTCAAAGATATTATACCTTCTATCCAGCAGACCAAGAAGGTAGTCATAACACAAGAGAACGAGCGGGACTATGTCCCGTTCGTCGTTAATCGTTCCATATCCTTTCACATGGATATGGTGATGCCTGCTAACCAGATGAATCTCCAGCCCTCGACCGATAGTCTCCTACAATACCACTATTTGCTAAATACTGTAAGGGCGTATAAGCGTCCTTTTCAAAAATGGCAAAAGCGTGAGATTATAGAGAATTTGGAGGCGGTTAAAGAGTATTTTGGCTACTCAAATGAGAAGGCCAAAGAAGCCCTTACCATCTTGTCTAACGCGCAAATCGAAGAGATTAAAAAGAGTTTAAATAAAGGTGGTTTGAATGTTAGACATAAAAGAACTAGTGGAGGTAACGCTACCAAATCCTGACAACTTTCTAAAGGTTCGTGAGACCCTTTCGCGCATAGGTGTAGCCTCTAAGAAAGATAAGACCCTGTATCAATCATGTCACATATTACATAAGCAGGGCAGATATTACATAGTTCATTTTAAGCAGTTATTTTTACTAGACGGGAAGCAGTCAGACTTCACAGAGGATGACCGCGCCCGTCTTAATACTATTGCCAACCTGCTTCATGAGTGGGAATTGGTCAATCTGGTAAGTGAGCAAAAGAGTAGTGATCCAGTCGCTCCATTGTCTCAAATCAAGATAATATCTCATAAAGAAAAGTCCGAGTGGAATCTCGTCGCTAAATACAATATAGGCAAGAAGCGCAAGGAAGAATAATATGGCACAGTTCCGTAAAGACACGCACAAGTATCTACCGCAAGAGACTACAATCTTCGAAGTTATGATGCTGGCCGATCAATACGGCAATCTGGTTGGTCCTGCTAATCCATCTGGCATGTCCGTAGATGCTTTCGGCAGATCCAGAGTTTCTGCTCCTTTGACTATGTTTGATTCGTCTCACAGATATAGAGACAACGGACTTTGGGTGCAGTCTAATAGTTCTGGTACCACAATCACGTTCTCTCCCAATGAAGGTGTAATCAATCTATCTGTTGGTACAACTACCAGTCATGAGATTATCCGCGAAACAACCAAAGTCTTCTCCTATCAGCCAGGTAAATCATTACAAGTTCTTAATACATTTGTGATGGCAAACGCTCAGTTAAATCTAACACAGCGCGTTGGTTATTACGGATCAAACAATGGCATCTATCTGGAACAGGCTAACGGCGATATCTACTTTGTAGAAAGAACATCATCATCTGGTGTAATGACTGAGAATAGAGTTGCACAAGCCGATTGGAATATAGACACACTTCTAGGTACAGTAGAAAGTAGCCCGTCTCAAAGAACTCTAGACTTGAGCAAAGCGCAAATTCTATTTACTGACATTGAATGGTTAGGTCTCGGCACAGTTCGTTGTGGATTTGTACTCGACGGTCAGTTAATTCACTGTCACTCTTTTCATCATGCAAATTATGTTGCAACAACATACATGACTACAGCATCTCTGCCTTTGAGATATGAGATTAAGAATGTTGGGCCGACAGGCAACTCAAGCACATTGAAGCAAGTGTGTTCTTCTGTCATCTCGGAAGGCGGTTACGAACTAAGAGGATTTCAGCAATCTATCGGTACTTCCATACTGACACCTAGAAGATTGTTTACTGCTGGTACAGATTATGCTGTTGCAGCAATACGATTGAAAGAAGCTAGAAAAGATGCTATAGTTATTCTTACAGCATTATCAGTAATGGGTATCGGTAACAACGGTAAGTTTGTATGGAAAGTTATTCGTAACGCAACATTATCTAATACCATGTTTACTTCTGCTGGCACAGATTCGGCCGTAGAATATAATATGGTAGCAAACAATGTTGTAACTGGTGGTATAGTAATGGCTCAAGGATATCTTTCATCAGACACTCAGAGTGCGGTACCAACTGATATTCTAAAAGAAGCACTATTTAAGTTCCAGTTAGAAAGAGATTCTTTGAACGACACAGCAGGTTATCCTTTAACTCTTACAGTTGCGGGAGTATCTGATAACTTGGACGTTCATGGATCTATGGACTGGGAAGAAATTTCAAGATAATTATGACAATGGAGTATACTATGAAAAGATTGAACGTATATAAGACTGATCCAAATATTACATTACCTAAGTTTGCCACAAAGCAATCAGCATGTTTTGACTTATCATTTCAGGCCGAGGGCAAGTCTCTCTATCACGGCTATAACAAGACGAATGCGCCTTTCACTCGACCACTATCGACAGGTTCAATTCGTATCATGCCAGGCGACAGAGTGTTAGTGCCTACAGGACTCATCTTTGATATTCCTGCAGGACACTCTCTACGCATTCATCCTCGCTCTGGACTGTCTTACAAGCAGGGTCTTGTTTTGGCCAATCTAGAAGCAGTCATCGATTCTGATTACATCGAAGAAACATTTATCATTCTGACTAATCAGTCCGATGTCGACCAGACGATTTATCACGGCGACCGTATTGCTCAGGCCGAGTTGATAAAGAGTGAAGAATATGTGTTATGGGAAATCTTTGATGCACCAACACAGAAGACAGACCGCGTGGGTGGCCTAGGTTCAACTGGTATAATGTCTGGTAATATCACAATGACTCAAGAAGAAATGAGAAAGTACACTATACAAGAGAATGAGCCTGTAAAGCGTGGTAGAGGTAGACCAAAGAAGGTAGCGTAATGCCGCACGAATTTGTTGTCAAAAGAAACGGCATTTTGGAAACATACACTCAGTTCGAAGATATTCCAGACGATTTCGAACACGTAATAAAGTTTCTGCCTGAGATTCCTGAAGGTCCTCATACAGAAGAACAGCATGAAGAAATTGATGCATGGAATGACAAACTACAAATACTAATGGAGAGAGAAAGAAGAAATGCCAGCCGCAACAAGAATAGGTGATGCTGATGTGTCTCATTGTTCAGGAATGACAAGAGCAGCAGGTTCACCAGACGTATTTGTTAATGGTATTCCTTGGTCTAGACAAGGTGATAATAACACAGTTCATCTAAAGCCACCACTTGTTCCAGAATGTCTGCCTCATTCCGCACCAATAACAACAGGTTCCACTACTGTGTTTGTAAATGGAATGGGTGCTGGTCGTATAGGTGATGCTATCACTGGCTGCACTTCCGTTGCTGCTGGCTCTCCAAATGTTTATGCGGGCCCTTGACATTTGAATTGAAATGTGTTATATATACCATAGTGAGGATAATGTAATGCGTACCTCACACAGTCTTGCCGAAAGGAAGACTAAAACATAACTAACTTGCTAAACAGGAGTTAAACATGAACAAGTTACTTTTCGATCCTTTTTCTTTTCCCAAGCAGTTCAATACCACTGTAGGCTTTGAGCCAATTCTCAAGCGTCTTGCTGAGATGGCTGAAACTATGCCAAAGATGCAGACTTATCCTCCATACAACATCAAGAAGATTGATGAAAACAAGTATGTGATTGAGTTAGCCGTGGCAGGTTTTGGTCGTCAAGACCTTGAACTTGAATTGCAGGACGGCACTCTCACAGTAAAGGGATCTGTCAATTCAGAAGACGGCGATTATCTCTACAAGGGAATCGCTGAACGTGCCTTCACTCGCCAGTTCACACTTGCTGATACTGTTGAAGTGAAGAATGCAGACCTAATCAATGGCATGTTGAAGATTTGGCTTGAACGCTTCATTCCAGAAGAAAAGAAGCCGAAGAAGATCAACATCGGTGAATCTGAAACTGAATCATCTACAAAGCAGTTTCTTACTGAGAAGTATGGCGACAAGTAATGATGTCGTTTCTAAAGAGACTTTTCAGTAATAAATCTGAGCAGCAAAGAATGCACGACTATCTAAGTCAAGCTACCGATACTGCTCATCTAGAAGTTCTTCAACGTGAATGGGATCGCATGTCCTATGCAGATAGGAAACAATGGTGATGTATCCTTACACGAACGAAGAATCTGACTGGCTATCTGGCCGGTAACGCTACATACTGAGGGAGAATTAACTCCCTCAGTTTTATTATGGAGAAATGTATGAAGAAACTTGTGTTTGCTGCTGTTGCTCTTGGTTTGATTGTTGCACCAGCACTTGCAGCCCGTGATACAATTCGTATTGTCGGCTCATCTACTGTATATCCTTTCACGACTATCGTAGCAGAACAGTTTGGCAAAAAGACTGACTCGCCTACTCCTATCGTTGAATCGACAGGAACTGGTGGCGGCATCAAGATGTTTTGTGGAGGTACAGGTGAAGATACGCCAGACGCAGTGAATGCTTCTCGCCCTATCAAGGAATCTGAACTTGAGATGTGTAAAGCCAATGGCGTAACTGTGACCGAGTTGAAGATTGGTTATGACGCTATTGTTCTTGCTATGACAAAAGAACATGCTGATATGGCTTTGACTACAGAACAAATCTATAAGGCACTAGCCAAATATATTATTGTTGAAGGTCAGTTCGTAGATAATCCAGTCAAGACTTGGAGTGATTTGGATCCAAGTTTGCCAAACGAAAAGATTGAAGTTCTTGGTCCACCACCAACATCAGGAACACGCGACTCTTTCGTAGAACTTGTCCTTGAGCGTGAATGTAAGTCTGCTATCAAGGAAGCAGGATTGACTGTAACACCTGATGATGAAAAGAAGTATTGTAAGTCTGTTCGTGAAGACGGCGCGTATGTCGAGGCTGGTGAGAATGATAATCTAATTGTTCAGAAGCTTCAAGCAAATCCAGCAGCACTTGGAATCTTCGGCTTTTCTTTCCTTGAAGAAAACGCATCTACACTCAAGGGCGCAACAATCAATGGTGTTGTTCCTGAGTATGATACAATCAAGCAGGGCGATTACGCAATCTCTCGTCCATTGTTTGTGTATTTCAAGAACGAACACTTTGAACTTGTTCCAGACTTAAAGAAGTTTATGGAAGAATACCAGAGTGGAGACGCCATCGGTGAAGATGGATATCTGGTAGAGAAAGGTCTAATCTCTCTAGAATAATTTGACAATACAGGAGAGATGCTATATAATAGTGTCTCTTCTTCCATTATGGATATAACATGAAACTCATTATTGAAAAGTCTGTAGTCGTAATCACGCCAACAATCGGATCTAAGAAGCTGCAAGACGCAGCACTATCTGTCCAAAATCAAACATATTCCAATCTCAAACATCTTATCGTAGTGGACGGCACTGAGTATTTTAACAATGCTGTAGAGAATATTCCATTTGGTAAAGATAGTGACATTCAAATTCTTCCTTTGCCTTACAATACAGGGGCAAACGGCTTCTATGGTCATCGTATATATTCTGGTATTCCTCATCTGCTTAATGCCGATTACATTTTCTTCCTTGACGAAGATAACTGGTATGAGCCAGACCATGTTTCTTCTCTTGTTGAGGTGCTTGATCGCGGCAACGACTTTGCTTATTCGTTTCGTAAGATTTTCAATCCAGATAAGTCTTATGTTGCAGATGATAACTGCGAAGCACTCGGCAAATGGCCGATATACTTCTCTCACAACGATCCACAGTATCTAGTTGATACATCTTCATTCGCATTTAAGCGCGAGTTCTTAGAAAAAACTTGTCATCTCTGGCATTCTGGTTGGGGCGGCGACCGTAGATATTTCTATAGTGTGTTGCCGATGAATCCAAAGTGGGACACAAACTACAAGCACACTCTTTGCTATCGTCTCGACGGCAATCCTGGCTCTGTAGATGCAGACTTCTTTATCAAGGGCAATGCTGAACAACTGAAACATTATAATGGAGAACTACCATGGCTAAAGACCTAATCATTGGCGGAGCTTCAAATTACAAGTATGATGATATCAAGTATTGGATCAATTCAATCAAGAAGTCGGGCTTTGAAGGTGATATTGTTCTTGTAGCAACAAATATGAAGATCGAAGAACTTGCAAAAGTTTCTGAAAAGGGTGTGAACATTCTCGCATACGGTCAGAAGGATGCAGATGGTAACTATTCATCTAACAGTCAGATGCCTCCGCACGTAGAGCGTTTCTTTCATATCTGGAATTATCTGAACACAACTAAAGAAAAATATGATTTTGTTATTACAACAGACGTTCGTGACGTTGTGTTTCAGAAAAATCCGTCAGACTTTCTTACACAGGATGACTTTATTGGCTTTATTGCAGCAGGCGAAGGTCTTGCTTATAAAGATGAACCATGGGGCAATAACAACTATCTACAAGCATTTGGTCCATTCTTTCATAATCTCATCAAAGACAAAGAGATTTATAATGTCGGTGTGATGGCAGGAAAATATGACCTTGTTCGTGATATGCTGTTGATGATTCTACAGTTGAGTGTTAATCGTCCTATTCCCATCGTTGATCAGGCTGTTTACAACTTCATTCTGAATACTGACGTTTTCAAGAACCAAACCGAGTTCTTCGGCAATGGATCAGGTTGGGCATGTAATCTTGGCACAACTCTTGCCGCCATTCAATCTGGTGCTGGTGATATTGGTCAGAGAAACGATCCATCTACACAAATCATGTATCAGACAAAGTATCTGGCTGATCAGCCTGTTATCGGCGAAGATGGTACAGTTTATAATGCTTATGAAATGCCATTCTATATTGTTCATCAGTATGATAGAGTTGCAGGTCTAGTAGAAAAGATTAGAGCAAAGTATAATGACTAAGCCGAAGCTTAAACTTGGATTTACAGACTACTACAACACGCTTGATGATTTCTTCATGAGTGTCTTGTCTATGTCCTTTGATATAGAACGCGATGATGTTAATCCAGACTATCTAATCTTTTGCGATGAAACATTCGGTCAGAACAACAAGAACTTTGATCCGAACAAAGTAGTCAAGATATTCTTCACGGGTGAGAACAGACGCCCATGGAACTATGTCGCTCATCATGCGATTTCATTTGACCATATGGACGGAAGTCAGTTCTATCGTCTGCCACTCTATGTTCTAGACAATTGGGTACAGACAAAGAATGGCGTACCTGATATGCTCAGTTATGACTCTTTAAACTTGAAGCCTGTGAAGTATGAAGAAAAAGAATGGTTTTGTGGATTTGTTGCGGGCAATGGCGCATCTGAGTACCGTAACAAGATGTTTCATATGTTGAATGAATACAAGCCAGTCATGTCTGGTGGTCCATTGTTCAACAACATTGGAGGTGTTCTTCCGCGTGATGTGATGTCTAAGATTAACTTCTTTCGCAAGTGTCGTTTCTCACTATGTTTTGAGAATAGTTCTTATCCTGGTTATTGCACAGAAAAGATTATGCACGGCTTTATTGCAAGAACAGTGCCAATCTATTGGGGTTCACCAACTGTTACAATGGACTTTCAAGAAGGATCTTTTATATCTCGTCATGATTTCGTTAGTGATAACGAATTTATCGATACAATCATAAAAGTGGATCAAGATAAACATACATGGGAAGTTATGGCAAACACTCTTCCTTTGCCTTATGTTCACGATAAGTTTTGGAATCTCAAACGCTTTAATCTTTGGTTCTTAGAGAACGTGTATAAAGGAGTTCGCTCATGAAGATTGCAGTCTGCATCTCAGGTCAGCCTCGCTCTTATGAGAAAGGCTATGAGTACATGAAACACAATTTGTTAAATCACTACAATTGCGATATATTCATTCACACTTGGCACAACAAAGTCTACAAGTCTAAAGATGTGATTAACTTGTATAAGCCAGTGGAATCTTTGGTAGAAAATCCTTTATCAAGATCATTCTATGACAACAAGTATACTAACACTCCAAATGCTGCTGGATGGCCACCACACGCAACTGTATCCATGTTCTATTCTGTTTTTCAATCTTTGCTTCTTAAAACAAAGTATGAATTGATATTTGACAAGTATGATTGGGTTGTGAAAACAAGATTTGACTATGCTATCAATGGTGTTATTCCATTCAGTCAGTTAGACAAGAACAATCTTTATATTCCAAACTGTAGAATGGTGCCAACTCATGACTTTGGTAATGACCAGTTTGCTTTTGGCAGCAACAAAGTCATGACAGAATACATGTCTACATATTTGCACATGGATCAATATTACAATAACGGTGAACCCATGATTGGTGAAAATATGTTAAGTGCTAATCTCAAGAGAGCGGGACTTGTTGGACAAAGACTGACATATGTGAACATGAACAATCCATTTCCACCAGGCAAATATAACGCAACGCCTCACTCACTCATTCGTGATGACATGGAACTATGGAAAAACTCATAAAGACACTCAAGGGACATTCTGGCTCAGTTGTATCTTTACTGCAAGACAACCAAAAGATATTCGTTCGTAAGGTTGGTAATGTAGAACGCAATCACGAAAGATTATCTGCGCTTGTTGGCTACATCGATGTTCCTAGAATCTACAGTTATGATGGCACAACTCTCGACATGGAATACATTTATGGACTAGATATGCAAAATTATCTGGTCAATAATCCAATAAGAGATTTGAGTGACTTTCTTATTCGTACCATAGAATTATTCGCATCGAAAAGTATTGACAAAGACTACACTCTAGTATATAATCATATGCTATCGTGGATAGAAGACGGAATGTTTCCTTTCACAAAGAACGAATTGATAGAAAGACTGCCGAAAGTTCTGCCGTGTTCTCAGTATCATGGTGACATGACTTTGGAAAACGTCATCTGCTCTACAGAAGGAAGATTTTACTTTATTGATGCTGTCACTTTGCAATATGATTCCTGGGTGTTTGACATAGCAAAGTTAAGACAAGATTTGGAATGCAAGTGGTTTTTACGGCGTGATCCTATCATGCTAGATGTGAAACTGCTAAACATTCAAGATAATATACTAAAACGATTCCCGATTGCGAACAACGATTATCTACTGATACTCATGCTGCTTCGCGTCTATTTACATTGTGATAAAAATACTCTAGAATATAACTTCATCGTGAAGGAGATAAACAGATTATGGAAGTGATTGTACCAGCCGCTGGTCTTTCTACCAGATTTCCAAATGTAAAGCCAAAGTATCTACATTTCGGATATGATAACAAGATGATGCTTGTGAAAGCCGTAGAGCCTTTCATCGGTAAACACGACATCACCGTTGTCATTCTACAAGATCATATTGATAAGTATAATGCTTTTGAATTTGTGAGAAACGAACTTCCTGAGGCCAATATCGTTACTGTATATAAACCCACGCGCGGACCAGCCGAGACTGTTCGTATTGCTTTGAAAAACATTCAATACTCAAAAGGTCTTAGTTATCCACCTAAAGATTTTTCCTTTCTGGTGAAAGATTGCGACTCGTTTTTTTCTCATGAAATTCTTCCGCAGAACTATGTCTGCGTGTCAAACATAGCAGACCATGAAACTCTCCAGAAGATTTCTTCAAAGAGTTTCGTGAAGTACAACAATCAGAATATTGTTACCGATATCATTGAGAAGAAAGTCGTATCTGATACGTTTTGTGTCGGCGCGTACAAGTTCAACTCGGCTAACTATTATCTGGACATCTATGATAGAATACAGAATAGAGAAGGCGAATTATTTGTTTCACACATCATTCAAGACATGCTTGGCAGTGACCAAATCTTCGTGAAGAATGAAGTTTCAAACTATGTCGATGTGGGTACAGCAGAAGATTGGCACAAGTATAATGACATGCCTGTTATCTTCTGTGATATTGATGGCACTCTAATCAAGGCTCAGTCTCGTTATGGTTTTTATACATATAACGATCCGCCTGTTGTTCTAGAAGAAAATCGTAACAGAGTGAAAGAGTATCATGACAAGGGTTGTCAGATTATCTTTACGACTGCACGACCGCATACTTATCGTGAGCAAACAAACAAGATGCTTAGTCTTCTAGGATTCAAAAACTTTGAGTTGATTACAGGACTAAATAACAGCGCAAGAATTTTGATTAACGACTACAATAAGTCTAATCCATATCCTCGGGCAACAGCGATAAACATCCAACGTGATAGTGATAACTTGAAGGATTTTCTATGAGTAAGGTGGCATTAATTACAGGTATTACAGGGCAAGATGGTTCTTATCTGGCCGAACTTTTATTAGAAAAAGGATATGAAGTACATGGAATCATCAGACGTTCTTCTTCTATTAATACTGACCGTATCGACCATATTTATCCTCGCATTGCTCTTCACTACGGAGATTTGACGGATAGTTCTTCACTCATTCGTCTTATTCAGCAAATCAAGCCGACAGAGATTTACAATCTGGCTGCACAATCTCATGTGAAGGTATCCTTTGAGATTCCTGAATACACTGGTCAGGTTGATGCTCTTGGCACACTTCGCATTCTTGAGGCTGTGCGTCTGCTTGGCATGGAAAAAGATGTTCGTATCTATCAAGCATCGACATCTGAACTTTATGGTCTTGTGCAAGAAACTCCGCAGACAGAAAAGACACCGTTCTATCCTCGCTCACCATACGGCGTTGCTAAACTCTACGGCTTCTGGATTGTAAAGAATTATCGTGAAGCATATGGTATGCACTGTTCATCTGGTATTCTATTCAATCACGAAAGCCCTCGACGCGGTGAAACATTCGTGACAAGGAAGATTGTGCAGGGCCTTTCTCGTATCAGCACTGGCTATCAGTCATCACTAACACTTGGCAATCTAAACGCAAAGAGAGATTGGGGTCATGCTAAGGACTTCGTTGAGGCCATGTGGCTCATGCTCCAGCAAGACAAGCCAGATGACTATGTGATTGCTACTGGTGAGCAGTATTCAGTTCGTCAGTTTGTAGAGACAGCAGCGCCGTACTTCGGAATGAATATCAAGTGGCATGGTGAAGGTGTTGATGAAGTTGGTTATGATGAAAGATACAAGTCAACTCCAATTATTCGTGTGAGTGAAAAGTATTTCAGACCAGCGGAAGTAGAAACATTACTTGGTGATTCCAGCAAGGCTCGTAGAGTTCTTGGTTGGAAACCAAAGTTCACATTTGAAAAACTTGTAGAGGATATGTGTATCAATGGACAGTAATAGCAGAATTTATGTGGCAGGTCATAGAGGTCTTGTCGGTACAGCACTCATTCGTCAGTTGCAGGCACAAGGTTACAAGAATATCATCACAAGTGATATAGATTTGCGTGATCAGAAGCTTGTACAACATTTCTTCAATGATTACGAGCCTGAATATGTGTTTCTTGCGGCGGCAAAGGTTGGTGGTATTGGCTTCAATAAGTCTTTCCCTGCTGACTTTATGTATGACAACTTGATGATTCAGACCAATGTTATCAGTAGCGCAGAGCAGTATGGTTGCAGAAAGCTAATGTTTTTAGGCACAGCATGTATCTATCCAAAACATGCACCTGTGCCGATCAAAGAAGAATACTTAATGACTGGTCCGCTAGAGGAAACTAACATTGGTTATGCTCTAGCGAAGATTGCTGGTCTTACCATGTGCCAGAAATATACTGAGCAGTATGGTATGCAAACTGTTTCCGTCATGCCAAATAATCTCTATGGCATTTTCGATAACTTTAGACGAAATGAGTGTCATGTTATTCCTGCATTCATCAATGGATTTATCGACGCGAAAGAAAGAGGTTTGTCTAGTGTAGTATGCTTTGGTGACGGCAGTCCTACGCGAGAATTTCTTTTTGCCGATGATTTGGCTGACGGACTAATTTTCCTAATGAAGAACTATAATGATCCAAAGCCAATCAACATTGGACCAAATCGTGAGATATCGATTCGTTGCCTGTCAGAGTTGATTGCATCTCTTGTCGGATATGAGGGTACGATGATTTGGGACACTGCACAGCCAAACGGCACACCGCGCCGCGCACTAGATACTAGCAAGATGGATGCACTTGGTTGGAAAGCCAAGACTTCACTTGAAGATGGATTGAAAATGACAATTGATTGGTTCTTAGAGAATAGGAAAACATATGACCGCGTATAAATGGCCATTGATGAAGGACACACTGACTTGGTGCGACAGATGGAACTTGGCCAAGTTCGTGATGACTACAGACAAGTTCACTCAAGGCAAAAAGGTCGAAGAGTTTGAGAAAGCTTGGTCAGAATGGCTTGGTGTTAAGTATTCTTTGTTTGTAACGTCTGGCAGTACAGCAAACTTCTTATTGCTTGATGCTGTTAAGGAACTATACTTTAAGAATAAGAAGAAGATTAAGGTTCTCGTACCCGCGTGTACGTGGGTAACGAATATCAATCCTGTTATGCAACTTGGCATGGAACCAATCTTCTGCGATATCAATCTAGATAATTATAGTTTTGATTTAGACAATGCTGCGGAGATTGCAAAGAAGCACAAGATTGATATTGTGTTCACGACACATTTGCTTGGACTTCCCGCTCCTATTTTTTCTCTTAGATCCATATTTCCAAAAGCAATCATGTTAGAAGATGTTTGCGAAAGTCATGGTGTAAAAGATATATTTGGTCATAAAGTTGGTTCAAGGTCAAACGGTTCTACATTCAGTTTCTACTTTGGTCATCATATGTCTACAGTTGAAGGTGGCATGGTTTGTACCAACAACCTTGCTCTATATAATTTAATGCGTATGAAGCGTTCACATGGCATGTCTCGCGTATCGATGACTCCTGAGTCGTATGCAGAAAATCATCCTGATATTGATCCACAGTTTCTATTTGTAACTGCTGGATATAACTTCCGCAATACAGAACTCGGCGCTGTTCTTGGTTTATCACAGTTGAAGAAACTTGATGGCTTTATTGAGCAACGTAGAAAGAACTATGCAAGATACATGCGAATTATGTTAATTGATGGAAAAGATAAGTTCTATGTTCCTGCTGATGGATATGTTGAAGAAGGCAATAGTTCATTCTGCTTTCCATTCATCGCTAGGGCGCAATATGTGAAGTATAAACTTATTGAACTTCTCAAGGCAAACTCAATTGAATATCGTCCTGTCGTTGGCGGCAACTTGCTTCGTCAACCCTACATGGCAGGTTATGGCATCTCGGACAAAGAGCCAGAATACAAAGTTGACATCGTGCATAATAATGGTATCTATATAGGTAATAACCAGTTTGTTGGTGATAGAGAAATGAATATTCTTGAAGACATCATTAGGAGTTTGTGATGAATAACAATAAGATTGTTTCTGAAATGTTGGATATGATTTTGAAGGAGCATGTGTATGACATTCTCGGTCGTCAGATATTAAACTTTAATCCACCTCCAGAATATGCCGCATCTGATAGCATCGGTGAAGTTCTAGAGAAGTTGGCTATTCTTCACATTCGCACTTGGCACCTTGAAGATGCTATGCAGGCTGCAAAGTCAGATGAAGAACTGGCCGACCTAAAGCGCAAGGTCGACATCTGCTTCAAGGTCAAGCGCCCTAAGTTAGTTGCAGCATTGAATGCTATGATTGATGATGCTATTGTACACAACAAGTCTTTGCGTGAAGAATCAGTTAAATTATACAAGGGTGTAAAAGAAAAGTGACAAAACTTTGCTTCTTCAACTTCTATCATAATGGTGATTTGTTCCACAGCAAGCCATTTGTTCGTGAAGTCATCAAGCATCTTGGCAAAGAGAAAGTCATGTATGCACACAACAAAGACCCTCGCGCAATCGAAGATTTAGGATTGCAGCATGTGCATCTTGAAGGAATATCAGATAAGGTAAAGATACTAAGACCAAAAAATCCTGACATACTGTTTGTCAATACTTGGATTGGTTCTTATTTTGACAAGTATACTGGAGAATGCACACTCAACTTCAATATGAAGATGTGGGCAGATATCTATGAAGATATCAATACTACATTTAAGAAGAAGATGAAACTTGGTCCAGTAGAAAACTATTTGCCTTATATTGACTATAGCAAGTATGATTTGGCTCATGCTCGTTCTTTTATTGACAGCGAACCAAGACCAAAAATATTATTCTGCAATGGACCAGCTATGTCGGGTCAGTGTCAGTATAATGGTGATATGAGAGAGATTATCGGACCTCTAGCAGCACAGCATGAGAATAAGGTATTTCTTACAACTCATAAGCTAGACAATATCTGGCCAAATGTTATGTACACTGGAGATATCATTCAGTCTGACAGATGTGATCTAAACGAGATTGCATATCTTTCTAAGTTTTGCAGTCTTATAATTGGACGCAACTCTGGTCCATTCTGTTATGCTTCTACTGGTGAAAACTTGAATGATCCTCACAAGACATTTTACGCATTCGGTCATCAGGAATCAGACTGTTTTACGATGGGTATTTCTAAGAAATCAAACTATATATTTGAGAAGTATGTAGATCCAGGACAACTTTATACTTCTATCAAAAATCTAGTAGAGAAGACATGACAAACTCAATCTGTACAAAGGTGTGTGAATATGACAGTGAAAGAACATATAGAGAAGACGAAGAAAAGACTTGCAGAGGCTGCGGCCGTACGGCGTCAGAAATCACAGAATGGCTTTATGCGACCAGAGAACGCAAAGTCGAAATCGCCAAAGCCGCAAGGGCGCGCACAAAGGCCAAACGTGAGGCCGTCGGGCAGGGGTAGATAGTTTAAATATGACTGAAATGACTGGATACATAGTGTACAAAGACCTTGTCGCTATGCAACACGATAATTTTTATTCTGTATTTGAAAAATTTCTAAGAGAAATTAAACCAGATAGAATATTAGAAATAGGAACTGCTGGTGGCGGTACTATTCTCGCGTTGAACGATATTATGCTGAGTTTGAATAAACCGTGCGAGATCAGAACATATGACATTTCTGGAAGAAGTGTTTACTCTAAAATTATTGAAACAGGAATCGATCTGAGAATCGAGAATATATTTACAGACGATTATAAGTTAAGAGATGTCACAGATGTAATATCTTTCATTCAGAGTTCCGGAACAACATTAGTTTTGTGTGACGGCGGCTATAAAGTTGCAGAGTTTAATGTAATATCAGACTATCTTAAACCTGGCGACTTCATTATGGCCCACGACTATTCGAAATCACGCGAGTTTTTTGAAGAAAATATCAACGGAAAAATTTGGAACTGGTGTGAAATAGTAGAAGATGATATTGCTGAGGCATCCAAAAAAAATCAACTTGAAGGATTTATGGATGAAGAGTTTCAGTCTATTGTTTGGGTTTGTAAAACAAAAAAAGGAAACAACTACTCAGTAAAACCTAAAAAAAATTTAACTCCAAAGCGAAATAATATTTCAACAGATAAATCAAACTTTACTCTGGTAACTGGACTATGGGATATTAGAAGAGGTGAACTGAAAGATTTTAACCGTTCATTCGATCACTATCTAGATAACTTTAGCAAATTGTTAAGTCTCGACTTTAATATGTGTGTTTATGTGCCAAAAGAATTGACAACATTTGTAGACACTCATCGCTCTAACAAAAACACAACAATAATTGTTTATGATCTTGAAGATATTAAAAATAATTTTGACTTCTTTGATATTGTGCAAGACATAAGAAAAGATGAAAATTGGTATAAAAGGGCGTCTTGGTTAGAAAATTCTCCACAAGCTAAACTAGAATATTACAATCCTATTGTTATGTCTAAATTCTTTTTCTTACACGACTGTTCGGTTAGAAATGAATTTAAAACAGACTACTTTTTTTGGATAGACGCCGGTTTAACAAATACAGTAGACTTAAATATGCTAAAAAATCTTTCTTCTATAGAAAACTATATGAAGAAGATAAAGAATAAATTTCTGTTTCTCTCTTTTCCATACGAAAACGATAATGAAGTTCATGGATTTGAAAGTTCAAAATTCGCTGAGTTTTGTGGTGTAGACAAAACGGAATATGTTTGTCGCGGAGGATTCTTCGGTGGACACAAAGATAGAGTAAAAAAACTTAATGGTGAATATTATAACTTAGCATCAGACACGCTCAAATCAGGATATATGGGAACAGAAGAAAACTTTCACACTATGTTAACATATCATAATCCAAATGATACTCATAGATTTGAATTGTCTGATAATGGTCTTGTTTATCCTTTCTTTGAAATGTTAAGTGAAGTTGAAGAATATTCTGTTCCAAATTCAGAACTAATACTTTGGAACAAAAAGAAGACTGCCGAAGAATTAAAGACATCTTTATATGTTCTAACATATAATAGTCCAGAGCAATTCGAAACTCTTATAGAATCGTATAGGCACGGTGAATCAGATTTTCTAGACAGAACACGAAAGATACTAATCGATAATTCTACAGATTCGTCAACTTATGAGAAGTACAATAGTTTGTGTAAAACTCATAAGTTTGAACACATAAAAAAAGAAATAAATCTTGGTATTAGTGGTGCCAGACAGTTTGTTGCGGAACATTTTAATGAGAGTGATTCTGAATACTATATCTTTTTAGAAGATGATATGACAATTCATGGTTCAACAGAAGAACTGTGTGATTCAGGATTTAAAAGACACGTTGATAATCTCTATCTAAAATCTTTGGAAATAATGCATAGGAACAGATATGATTATCTAAAATTGTCCTACTCAGAATTTTATGGAACAAATGAAACTCAATGGGCATGGTATAATATTCCTCGAGATGTAAGAGAAAAATATTTTCCTGAAAAAACAAAACTTCCAGAAGAGGGTCTAGATTCTGATCCACCAAAAACGGAAATATTTTGTGAGAAAAGATATAAAGACTTGAAATACTTTGAAGGAGAATTTTATTATTGCAACTGGCCACTCTGGTTCTCTAGACAAGGTAATAAGAAAGTTTTTCTTGATACTAAATGGGCTTATCCTAATGAACATACATGGATGAGCCACATATTTCAATTACAGAAGCAAGGAAAAATAAGAGCGGCAGTGTTAGCATTAAGTCCTATTTTCCATCATCGTTTTGATTTTTATGCGGCTGAGGACAGAAAAGAGTCTTGACAAATTGAATGGATATGCTAATATGTCCATACTGACAAACACACAGAGGAACACAAATGCCTACTTTTGAACAAACGGTTTATGTTGATGTTGATGCCGATGATTTTGATGATGACGATCTGATTGACGAACTAGAAAGACGCGGTTATACTGTTACTAAAGATCCTGCCGCAGATGCTTGTTTCGTTGATGTTGCTTGGCATATTGAACGTGGAAATTTAAAGGAAGCATTGATCCTTCTTGAACGTGAATTGCCTGAACTAAAGGGCATCTCTAGACTGAACTAAATACAAACAATGCGGGGTTGGTATATGGGTTGTGCCCTAGCCTTCCAAGCTAGTGAAACGAGTTCGAATCTCGTACTCCGCTCCAATTTTATAATGAGGTGATACATGCTTTGGCTTATCGTTTTGAATACCATGATGAATGACGGCACTCTCTACACCGACATTCGCACTCCAAACAAACCAGAATTTAACAATGAACAGTCCTGCAAGGAAGCAGGACAAATTCTTGTTGATCAGTTGCAACTTGAAGTCGGCACAAACGCCGGTCGCACATACTACATCTGCAAGGCAATTCCATTTGAAGACATTACGGCAGCCATCGGTAAGGGTGGAAGCGGCACGTAAATGAAACACATCGAAGTGAATGATTTTGTAGAGAACGAAGATGGTTCTGCTACCATTACTATCACAATGGATTACGAAATTATTCTCTTCTTTGCGAAGAAGGGACTTCTTGCAACTTTAATTGAAGCGGCTAACGAGGCAAAAGAAGATGAAAGTCAAGATTAGTAGATATCCTACAGACAGATTGATATGTAGGATTCATGACCGTTACATGAACAAGAAGTACGGTCATGTTTGGCCTCATCCTTCAACACCAACTAAGATTGAAGACTTCTTAGAGTTGCTTGAGGGTATCATTCAATCGTTCTATGACGTAACGATTAATTCTATTATCAAGCATCGTAAGCGAAAGATTAGTGTTCGTATTGATGATTGGGACACTTGGAGTGCTGATGTTACTCTAGCCCACATCATTCATCCTATTCTTCTAAAGATTAAAAAAGGTAAGTTTGGCACTCCATACACCTATCGTGAAGATGCGCCCGATGATGTTATCTATGATGATCGCACCGAAGATAATGATTGGGATCGACCCTTTAACGCAATGCGCTGGCATTATATTCTTGATGAGATGATTTTTGCCTTTGAGAAAATCAAAGACGGAGAATGGGACTTAGAAATCTACGAGAGACATAATGGTTGGACTACCGAAGCCCTTGAAGAGCGTGATGAAATTCAAAAGCGCATTAACAACGGGCTTCGTCTCTTTGCTAAATATTATCAGAGTTTGTGGACATAAAAATGGCATGTAATTCGTGTAGCAATAATGATAGTTCGAACTCTCTCTTCCTGAAAGAGGGATCTTTCTATATTCTTGGACAATACGGCTCACGATATGACATGGAACTTTATGCTCTCAAAAGAGCCACATATTCTGTAGGTGATATTTGTGATGACTGTGTGAGACAACTAATCAATGAAGGCGTTGCACAAAAAATAGAGGACGGTGTTTGGTGATGTTAGGATGGAAGTATAACGAAAGTATTCTCAGAACCTATATGACTGAACATGCAGAAGACATGGGTAGATTTTGGGCCGAGATATATAAGAATACGCCTAGTTTTTATGAGAACTTTATGCGAGGATTTCTAGAGGAACTAAACAAACCCAAGAAGGAATAGCAAAATGGCATATCAAACTATTTCCGAAGAGATTATCCGACAAGCAGCAGAAATTATGGGCCCAGATAGCAACTTTCATGTTGCATTAAAATGGGGTGAAGAGTATAGACAAGCAGGCATGAACCCTGTATACTACACAGACGATTCTGAAAAGATGGTATTTGTTACTACAGAAGAAAAGATGAACGGCACTAAGTTTAATTAAGATTGGAGTTTTATAATGAATATTCTTGAGACGCAATGGAAGCAGCGAACACACGATAGCAAGTGGGAAAAACTTGCTAAGGTTATGGACTATGAGAACAAGTATGTCTATAAGAGTGAGTCTGGTTCTAATCTGACTTATATTCCTACCAAGTGGATGACAGTCGGCGTGTTTGATTATGTGGGAGAACTAGAATAATGGCTGCGAATGTGAAGATACTCAAGTTAATTACTGGTGAGGAACTGCTTGGTGAAATTCTACCAGGTGGACCCTCAGTTTGTGAAATCAAAAACCCTGTTCGTATCGTTGTGATTCCTTCGAATCCAGCAATGCAATATAATCCTAAATCTCCTGCTAATATTGGCTTTGCTCCTTGGGCAGAATTTAGTGATCAAAAAACTTTTATTATTGACAAGTCTCATGTATTGTGTATAATAGAGCCAATTAAAGAGTTCGTCAATCAATACAATTCCATGTTTGGCGGACTTGTTCTTCCAACTTCCAATTTGATCAAGCCAGGAGCATAATGTCCGACAACTTTTACACTAACGTTCAAGTGTATGGTTCCAGAATACTTTATAGAGGCATAGAAAACGGTAGGAAAGTAAGACGCAAGATAGATTACTTTCCTACTTTTTTTGTTCCCTCAAAAGAACCAACGGACTGGACAACAATTCATGGCAAGTATGTTTCTGAGTTGAAGCCTGGAAACATTCGTGAAGCTAGAGACTTTCTCAAGATGTATGAGGAAGTTGAAGGCTTTATTGTCTATGGCAATAACAAATATGAATATGCCTTCATCGCAGAAACTTTTCCAAATGATGTTGATTGGGATATCTCTAAAATCAATGTGACAAACATCGATATTGAGGTTGGTTCAGAGAATGGTTTTCCTGAGCCGTCTCTGGCCAATGAACCAATAACAGCCATCACATTCAAGAACAATCAAGGCAAGTTTATCGTATTTGGCTGTGGTGTGTTTAACAACACCCGTGATGATGTCCAGTATATTCATTGTCGTGATGAGATTGACCTTATCAAGAGATTTATTGATGAGTGGTCTGGTGACTATCCTGATATCATCACTGGCTGGAACGTAGAACGGTTCGATATCGTCTATCTCGTCAATCGCTTTCGCAAGTTGATGGGTGAAGAGTTTGCTAACAGACTATCACCTTGGAATGTTATCAATGAAGGCAAGACTACAAACAAGCTGGGTCAAGTAGAAACAATCTACCGCATTCTTGGCATCGCCACTCTTGATTATATTGCCATGTATCGCAAGTTTGCTCCTGGTGGTCAGTCTCAGGAATCTTATTCACTCAACAACATTGCCAATGTAGAACTTGGCGAAAAGAAGTTGTCGTATGAAGAATATGGCAATCTGCACAATCTCTACAAAGAGAACTATCAAAAGTTTATTGAGTACAACATCAAAGACGTTGAACTTGTTGACAAGATTGATGACAAGCTGAAACTCATTGAACTTGCTCTTACTCTTGCATACGACAGCAAAACTAATCCAGACGATTCCTTCTCACAGGTTCGTATGTGGGACGCTATCGTTTATAATCATCTTCGCAAGAAGAATATGGTTGTGGATCCTATTGTCAAGCACAGTAAAGATTCCGCGTATGAGGGCGCACATGTGAAAGAACCTGTGCCTGGTCTGTATAAGTGGGTCGCATCATTCGACTTGAACAGTCTGTATCCACATTTGATTATGCAATACAACATTTCGCCTGATACAATCATTGAGCCAGAAGATTACACTCCTGGTCTGAGAATGTATGTGAAAGACAATCACTTTGAGGTTGATGAGTTTCTTGACCAAATAAACAACAACAATCAACTCAAATATGAAAACGTGACTGTGACACCGAACGGACATTTCTATCGTCGTACAAAGCAGGGTTTCTTGCCTGAGATTATGGAAACAATGTATAATGACCGCAGCGCATACAAGAAGAAGGCTATTGCGGCCAAGAAAGAACTAGAGAAAGAAACTGATCCAGAAAAGAGAATTGAAATTGAAAAGCGTGTAGCACGTTTCAATAATCTCCAGTTGGCTAAGAAGGTTTCTCTGAACTCTGCTTACGGCGCTCTCGGCAATCAATACTTCCGATACTTCGACGTTCGACAGGCCTCAGGCATCACAACTGCTGGTCAGTTGTCCATTCGTTGGATCGAAAAGAAACTAAATGAATACATGAACAAAATTCTAAAGACGGACAAAGAAGATTATGTTATCGCCTCGGATACGGATAGCATTTACCTCTGTCTTGATAAACTGGTCAGCAAGACTATTATTGAGCAGAGTCCAAATGCTACAACAAAACAAATTATCGCATTCATGGATAAGGTCTGCGAAAATAAAATTCAACCGTTTATTGACTCTGCTTATGCTGAACTTGCTGAATATATTAATGCCTACGAACAAAAGATGCAAATGAAGCGTGAGGCTCTGGCCGACAAGGGTATCTGGACAGCCAAGAAGCGTTACATTCTGAATGTATACAATAACGAAGGTGTTGAATACGCAAAGCCTAAGCCGAAAGTCATGGGTCTTGAGATGATTAAGTCATCTACTCCTACATATTGCCGCAAGATTATGTGGGAAGCAATCGATATTGTTCTCAACAAGACCGAGAATGATTTGATTGGCATGATTGAAACTTGGCGTCAAGAGTTTAGGCATCAGAATATTTCAGACATCGCGTTTCCTCGTGGTGTAAATGGACTTGATAAGTTTGCTGACGCCAAGGCTATCTTTGGTAAGGGTTGCCCAATTCATGTGCGCGGTTCTTTGCTGTATAACGATTTAATCAAGCGCAAGAAGTTGAACAAGACATATCAGGCAATCAAAGAGGGTGAGAAGATTAAGTTCATCTATCTCAAAGAGCCAAACACCATTCAGTCTAATGTCATCTCGTTTCCTACAATTGTGCCGAAAGAGTTGGACATCGAAAAGTATATCGACTATGATTTGCAGTTTGACAAATCTTTTCTAGAGCCATTAAAGATTATTCTTGATAGTATTGACTGGAAGACTGAACATGTATCTTCGCTTGAAGATTTCTTCAACTAAATATATTGATGCAATCACGTATCCTCACAATTCTTGTGTTTTTCACAGGAATCGCAATATCTGCTGTAGCCGCTTATTATAGTATAATCGGTCTTACATCCATTTTTGCTGGAGCATTCTGGCCTATTATCATCATGGGTTCAGTATTGGAAGTCGGCAAACTTGTAGCAACATCTTGGCTATACAATAACTGGAAACAAGCGCCGTTTCTAATCAAGACTTATCTGTTTGCTGCTATCGGTGTATTGATGCTCATCACAAGCATGGGCATCTTTGGCTTTCTTTCCAAGGCACATATTGAACAACAGTTGCAACTCAATACTGGTGTGACAGAACAAGTTGAAATACTGAATAGCGAAATCACTCTGCAACAGGAACGCATCGCAGACTTAGACAAACAGATAAAAGTGATAGACGATTCAATCAATAAGATGATTGAAAAGGGACAAACAAAATCTTCTCTAGCCGCAGCAAAGCAACAGAAAGAAACACGCCAAGCTTTGGTCGATGAAAAGAAAACAGAAACGGATAAACTATCACAAATGAAATCTCAGCGCATAAAGTTGGAATCTGAGTTCAAAAAAATAGAAGCAGAAGTCGGACCAATCAAATATGTTGCTGAACTAATTTATGGCTCATCCGATCAAGAAATAGTTGACAAAGCCATCAGATTTGTTATAATGCTGCTCATATTCGTGTTTGATCCGCTGGCAATATTACTACTGTTAGCATTTAACATATCCGCAGCACAGAATAGACGAATTGAATTTTTAGATATGGAAGAATTAGAGAATGACAAAAGATGATTATGACGATTTTCATAAAGTGTTGGAAGACATTGTAGCATCAAGAAAGTATCTTGATGGTGCATCTAGACCTTGGGGTCGCTGGTATGTCCTAGATGTGGATCAGGGATTCAAGGTAAAGAAGCTGGAAATTCTACCAGACCAGGCCATCTCACTACAGTATCACATCCATCGTACAGAAACTTGGACGATTGTTCAAGGCGAAGGCAAAGTGATTGTTGATGGTAATGTGTTTTCTGTCAAGAAGGGTGATACATTCTTTGTGCCAAGACAGGGCATTCACAAAATCACAAACACACATCTCAAGGAAATTTTAATTGCAATTGAGGTGCAAATCGGCGAAATTTGCAGAGAGGACGATATCGTTCGCTGCTAAATACAGCGTCACGGAGAATCGTGACGTTCAACATAATATAGGAGAATCTATATGTCAAACATGTTTACTTCCTTACTCAAGGAGATTGATAATGAATATGCGGGAATTGCAGACGAAGGTATCGAAGCTGGTGATGTCACTGGGTTCATTGGTACTGGCTCTTATAGTCTCAATGCTCTACTTAGCGGTAGCATTTACGGTGGCTTACCTGCAAACAAGGTCACAGCACTCGCAGGTGAACCCTCAACCGGCAAGACCTTTTACGCAATCAACATTGTCAGACAGTTCCTCAGAGACAATAAAGATGGATTCGTCTTCTACTTTGAATCAGAATCCGCTATATCTAAGCAAATGCTTTCAGACAGAAACGTTGACACAAAGCGAGTTGCAGTTGTGCCAGTCGCAACTATCCAAGAATTTAGAACTCAAGCCGTAAAAATCCTCGACAAGTATATTGAAGACAAGGAGAAGAAGGATCGCCCGCCGATGCTCTTTGTTCTTGATTCACTCGGCAATCTTTCTACAGACAAAGAAATGGCCGATATCGCAGACGGCAAGGACACACGCGACATGACACGCGCACAACTTGTTCGTGGTGCGTTCCGTGTTCTTACACTCAAGCTTGGTAAGGCTAAGGTGCCTCTCATCGTGACCAATCACGTTTATGATGTAGTAGGTTCGTATGTTCCGACCAAGAAGATGGGTGGCGGTTCTGGTCTTGAATATGCTGCATCGACCATTCTGTTCCTGTCAAAGAAGAAAGACAAGGACAAAGACGGTAGTGTATCTGGCGCAATCATCACGGCCAATCTCAAGAAGGCTCGTCTGACGATTGAGAACAAGAAGGTCGAAACTCTACTCGACTATTCTTACGGCCTTGATCCATACTATGGTCTGATTGATTTGGCTGAAAAGTTTGGTATCATGAAGAAGGTAGCAAACAAGTATGAAATGCCAGATGGAACTAAGGCTTTCGAGTCTGTCATTCAAATAAATCCAGAAAAGTATTTTACAAAGGACATCATGGACAAAATTGACGAAGCATGTAAGAATGAGTTTCTTTATGGTAAGTCCAATGTCACAGATACGGAGGAATCTGAATGATTTTAGGTACAGATTTCCGATTCAGTAATGTCTATAATACGGACACAACTGCTATTCAGTTATTGACAGAAGCATACAAAGATGTTATATTTCGTTTTACGAACGTAGGCATTCGTGAAAATCCAGAAGATGGAAATGCCACTCTTCGGTTCTCTTACGAAATACTTTCATCAGGTAAGTTCAAAGAAGAGTTGCTGCGTAAGGATAAGTATTTTGAACAGCATCTTGGTTTGATATTGAATACTTTAATCATAGATATTGCGGAGTTGGATGGTGCAGATAGAGAAAGTTATATTGAAGAATCTGGTGAAGAACGAATCGTTCACGCGAAGGGTTCTGCCGTTTCTCAAGAGTGAATACTTCACGAATGAAGTTGAACGCAACATCTTCAACGAAATTCGTGATTTCACTATCAAGTATAACAATCTACCTACCACAGACGCATTGCTGATTGAAGTTGATTCACTTCGCGGGTTGACAGCAGACCAGGCCAGAGACGCATCTACTCTCATCAAAGACCTCAACGCTGATGAAGTGGATACAAATGCAGACTGGCTTCTTGATAGCACCGAAAAGTTCTGTCAAGAGAAAGCAATCTATAATGCAATAATGCAGTCTATCGAAATCATGAACAACAAGGGTGGCACTCTCACAAAGGGTGCCATCCCTGATCTATTGACACAAGCACTTGCTGTCACTTTTGATCCAAATGTTGGTCACGATTATCTTGAAGACTTTGAAGAACGATTCGAATACTATCATCGTGTCGAACACAAGATTCCTTTCGATCTAGATTTCTTCAACAAGATTACCAAGAATGGTTTCAGCCGTAAGACACTCAACATCTTTTTGGCTGGTACTGGTGTCGGTAAGTCTCTGACTATGTGTCACATTGCTGCCGCTTGTTTGGCTCAAGGCAAGAATGTGTTGTATATCACACTTGAGTTGGCCGAAGAAGAAGTTGCAAAGCGTATTGACGCAAATCTCATGAACATTACGATTGATGACTTGCTCCAACTTCCTCGTGATTTGTATTTGAAGAAAGCTTCTGTTCTCAAGAACAAGGCACAAGGAAAACTTATCGTCAAGGAATATCCAACCGCAGCAGCATCCACTTTGCATTTCAAAGCCTTGCTGAATGAGTTGCACTTGAAGAAATCATTCAAGCCAGATATCATCTTTGTTGACTATCTAAACATCTGTGCATCTTCTCGCATCAAGCCTGGCGGTAATGTGAACAGTTATACATACATCAAGTCTATCGCAGAAGAGTTGCGCGGTCTTGCTGTAGAGTTTGAAGTGCCAGTTGTTTCGGCCACTCAGACAAACAGAACTGGCTTTACAAGTTCAGACGTTGGTCTTGAAGATACTTCCGAATCGTTTGGTCTTCCTGCTACTGCTGACTTTATGGCAGCCTTGATTTCTACCGAGCAACTACAAGAACTAAATCAGATAATGGTAAAGCAGTTGAAGAATCGATATTCTGATCCGACTCAGAACAAGAGATTTGTTATCGGCATCGACAAAGCAAAGATGAAGTTGTATGATGTAGAACAATCCGCTCAGATAGATATTGTTGATAGTGGTCAAGTTCCACAGACAAGTAGTTCAAAAGATAAGTTTAAAAGTCTAAAGGTGTGACATGACAAGCGACAAGATAGAACTAAGGCAGAAGTTCAAAGAAGTAAGCACGGATGATCCCAAAGAGATGACCGACGAAGACTTTGAGATTATATGGGCAAAAGAGTGTATGTTATTTTATGGTCAGATATTGACTGGAGAAAAACGACACTATTGTCCTGAGTGGGACTTTATGCCGATAGACGAAACTTGTGAATTTGAATTTGAAGCCTGCACCTGCTATCTGGAGAAAAAGAATGGATAACTACTACGTTCTACCACTTGAAGTCAACTCTGATTACATCTGGTGCGTTATGGAAAACAAGACCGAGCAACTGATTAAGGCTTTTGAGTTCGAGGAAGATGCATTAGACTATGCTAATTTTCTGGAATCAGGCGGCGGCTTTGACGGATTCACTCCGACTTTTGTACTACGGGAAGTTGTATTCGCACGGAATGTCAACGCCGACTTCTCCGACTTCATTTCTGCTTAAAACTCGGTAGGAATGGGCTGGAAAAGCGACTGGCCAGCGGGTAGTATGGATATATCTGGCTGGATCTACCCGCTCCAGCCCTCTCCTCCTGCGTCTGGACCGACCTCAATAAAATCAATCACTTAGCCGAACGACAAATCAAGCACTTAGCCCATGCTCTGGATGCATAGCTGGTATGCATTTTGACCACTTGAAAAACCGACTTGCCATCCCCATCTATAGTGTATGATGACGGAGAACACTATGACCCTCGTTGAACATCTTGCAAAGCTTAACGCTGAAAAGCTGGCTTGGATTGCCGAAGATCCGGACAATCGTTGGACTGGTCTCTATGTCGAGGAACTTGATTTCTGGGCCGAGATGGGTGTCACAACTGTGGCTGAGTTTAGGCGTTACGAAAACGAGACCTTGTTCTGGGAAATGTATAAGGACGTTACGGGTTGTCGTCCGCGCCACATCAATCTCAAGGACATGTCCGACGAGGAACTGGAACGTGAGATTGATCTTCTCGGTCGCATGATGGAAGATGAGATCAAGCGCGAGGAAGAGTGGCAGCGCCAGGAAGAAGAATATCGCCTTGAGCAGGAAGCGGAACGGGCCGCTTGGCTGGCTGAACAGCCCGAAAAGATTGACTATGTGGCTTGTCATTATCAGGAAGGTTGGCTCTAATGTATAATCAATATTCGTCCGAAGACCAGATTGAACGTGCGGCCGAGCGTATGATGTATCGGCTTGATAGTGAATACCTCCACTCTGATATGTCGGACTGGGAATATGACCTGCAAGTTGAAGAAATCAATACTTGGGTCAAGTTGCGTCTTAGGGAGATTCGCTAATGCTTAGATTTCTGCTCGGTATGGTTCTCGGCGCTTCGGCCACGACTGGACTTGGACTCCAGATGGTAATGGGCGCAATCGGTCTCGGTCTGATGGCTTGGGGCTTCTATGTGATGTATATGAACGGAGAGTTAATGAGTGACTAACACCTGCCTGCATTTCGTCGGTTTCAAGGATGAGAGGTATCTGACTGCCGTGCGTTTGTTCGGGCAGCCAGATTTCATTCATCCTGGTTGGGATCTCCGTGCTTTTCGTGAGATTGCACCAGGCGATACGGTTGTGTTTGCAAATGGCGACCATACACAGGCGCCACGGAACAAGTCATATAGCGATATAAAGGAATAGAATGAAAATCAACATTCGCGGTAAGACTTCGGCCATGTGTAAGGCCGAAATCAAGTTTGCCACAATCTTCTTTGCTCAGTATATCATGAGCAAGAGACTGCTAGAAAATATTCAGGTTGACATCTGCTTTGAGAAGCAGGGCAAGTATGCACAGGGCCATTGTTTTTCTTATGATGATAGTCCGCGCCCGCGAATGTTTGAAATCGGTATCAATTCAAAGCTGTCCCGATACAAGATGCTGCAATGCCTCGCGCATGAGATTGTCCATATGAAGCAATATGCAAAGGGCGAGTTGCGGCACGAACTAATCACAGCCAAGTGGCAGGGCAAGACCTACAAGATTACCAATTCTTTCGAGGACTATCTGAACTGGCCTTGGGAAATTGAAGCGTATGGTCGCGACCGTTCGCTATATCTTCTCTATTCTTGTGTCCTGAAACAGGAAAAGATTAAGTTCAAGCACGGATATCCTTATATTCGTGGGAAACGTCTGACAAAAAAGATGTTGACATCCTTCAAGACAACTGCTAAGATTTGACCATGATGACAAATGATTGGAAACCGAACGTTGGCGATCTGCTGCATGTCCGTACTGAATATAAGTACGGTTGTCGGCATGACATTCTCATCAAGAGTGGAAGGGTAGTGAAAAGTGAGCGATACGATCCAAAAAATACTTTTCGTTTATACACTGGCAATCCTCAGTATCCCGTTTCTATCATCGCATTGGAACGAGTTACTGGTGTTAAGCTTCGCAAAGGTGCAGCATAATGTTTGATGATACTATTGAAACGAAACATAAGTTTTACGGTGATCGTAGATCCAAACAATGGATCGAAGTTTACACTCGTAATAACTTTATGAATGATCCTATCACCATTGTTTATAACTTTGCTGATAACAGAGAATCTGTATCCATTCCTCGTGAAATGGCTTACACTCTTGCACAAGCACTAACTATGGTTATGCCCAAAATTAAGAAGGATATAGACAATGGTTAGGTCATATGAAGTAGATTTTTCTGTAGTTGACAACCGCGTCGGCTTCATGCTATATTGCTTTGAAGAAGATGATTGCATCTGGGAACAGTTTTTCCTGGACAGCGATGATGCACACAAGACTGGTCATCGTTTTCTTGATGGCTGTTACATCAGAGGCTTTCCTGTTGATCAGGTAGCATAAATAAAGTTCAATGGCTCCGTAACTCAACTGGATAGAGTGTCAGACTTCTAATCTGAATGCTGGGGGTTCAAGTCCCTCCGGAGTCGCCAATTAAAGTATAATGGAGAAAGTGAATGTCCGCACCAAAGACTAAATCTACTTACACCTCAAAGGGTGAGCGTGAAGCAAATCGACAGATTTCTAAGGCCATCAAGCGTGATCGGTCTGCTATTGTAAAGTGGACAATGAAGCAGAAGGCGTGGTTGGCTGGCAAGAATCCTTGGTTGTCTGTTCCAAATGAGAACACGGCCGATACTCGCGCACGGTTCGTTCGTGTCCGCGCAGATACATATTGGGGTGATCCTCGCAAGGGTTTCATTCACGGGTCAAGCAAGGACTAAGATAAAGCCCCTTTAGCCCAGCGGTAGAGGCAGAGGACTTAAAATCCTTCAAGGGTCAGTTCGAATCTGACAAGGGGCACCAACTCGCGCCTGTAGCATAGCGGTTAATGCTGACGGCTCATAACCGTCCGATCCTCAGTTCGAATCTGAGCGGGCGCACCAAAACAAAGAGGATAGCATGAGAAGCCAAGTATCAGTATTTCATTCAGAAGACTTTGACTTGAAGGCCATTGTATATTATAATGCGTCTCAAGATAAGTTTGAAGTTGAGTTTGGTAAAAATGGTTTAATCGTTGCTACTGAATCGTATGAAGAACATAATCTTCTGTATCATGAAGATGCCGCAGAGAATTATGTAAACGGTATCAAGAAGATTTAACGGCGTGGGTGTTGGTACACGGGAGGGCCTTATAATCCCTTTAGCACTAGATGAGTGTTCTTGACTTGGTTCGAATCCAAGCACGCCGACCAGCGAGTGTGGTGAAACGGTAGACACAGTTGACTCAAAATCAACCGCGAAAGCATGGGGGTTCAAGTCCCTCCACTCGCACCAAAAAATAATATGGATAACAATTATCATGATGAAAGTCATCAATGTAGAGAATGAAAAAATAAAAAGTATATTGTCTCAAATAGAAAGATACTATTTGAGTGATAATGTTTCAAAACTTGTTGATGATTGGGAAATGAAAAGATTAGAAGATAGTCTTATCACTTCATATCATCCATGTTCAGACAAATATCTATTTGAAGCACATAAACTTGACGTATTACAATTTTGTCATCCCCGCGCAGTTTTGGGCATTTCAATAAAAGATATGGCCTATTTCAATCTACGAGAATTAGTAATGATTGAAACCAAATTACTAAGTCTTGGAAAGATTATAAGTTCAACAAAAAATTCTCTATCTATCATATATCCTGAAAATGGATACATTGGATGGCACCATAATGGAAATGCTCCCGGTTACAATGCACTATTTACGTATAGTGTTGACGGAAGTGGCAATTTCAAATATTGGGACAGAGAAACAAAATCCATAACAACGATTCAAGATAATCCTGGTTGGAATATAAAAGTAGGTTATTTTCCTTCCATAGAAGACGAAAACAAACTTTTTTGGCATGCCGCAGAGACAAAATCGAAAAGAATTTCGATAGCTTACATTTTAGACAATGAAGAAGCCTGGAAAAAAGCAACAGATAGAATCTTATCAAAAGAATGATCTTAATTAAGGTTAGAGTTATACACTCCATTATAAATAAAAATAAAAGAGTGTAAAATGGAAAATTTAGATAAAAGAGAATCCTGTCTAAATGTAGAGCAGCATTTTGCAAAACATGGCTGGGCATATGTTCCTAATCTTGTGGACAAGTATGAGTGTGAAATGCTCACGAATCATCTTCTTTCCTTGAAAAATGAAGGAAGATTAAAACCAGATAAACAGTGTACTCTTTCAGGTAGTATATATGGAGAATCCCTTTTAGATAAGTTTCTTGATCTAAATCGATCAAAGATATCATCTCTTATCAATATATCGCTACTTCCAACGTATACGTATGCCAGACTCTACAATAAAAATGAAGTTTTAAATATACACAAAGATCGCCCTAGTTGCGAAATATCAGCCACAATAACTTTAGGTCACGATAAAAAGTCATCTATCTGGCCTTTCTTTTTTTCTAAAACTGATAAACACACAGATGTTCATAGACAGATAATCGAAGTGGGCGGTGCTGTTCTTTACAGAGGAATGGATCTCTGGCACTGGAGAGAAAAATATACAGGCAGATGGCAAGCACAAGTATTTTTGCACTACGTTGATGCAAATGGTCCAAACGCAGATTTGGCATACGATGGAAGAGCAAATCTAGGCGACGAAAAAAGAATTAGAAAAGTTAGAGAATAACTTGACAAATTGACTTCCTTGTGATATAAATAGAATACAAAGTTAGAAAGAACGGAAATGAAATCGCATTATTGCCCAATTACGAATAATCAATTTGAAGGTCGCCCAGCATGGGCAGACGCGAGGGGTTCTATGCTTTAAGTCTTACGGATAGACTTAGTTTCTTAGAACCCCGAAGCCAAAAGTTTCGGGGTTCTTCTTTTTGAGTTATGCGTCCAGAACATAGCAGTTATGCAAAAATAAAAGTTGACTTCCTGGTTCTGAACTGCTATATTGTGTTTGTAAGTTGATTGAAAGAGTTTCCTAGCTGCAGGATAAGCAGCACCGCTGATTTACATTGTTAAGTTCCTTTTTCTTAGTTTTTTAAAACTGAGCGTACCGAATGACGAAACACCGGTGAGATTACTACGATTCGGCGTAGCCTCACATAATTCTCTTTTCGTCAGTGGTTGATAGTCTCGGCCAAGATGAATCAGTAGATGTAGTTTAATAGTAGAACGGTGATTCTTAGTAGTTCCTCTGACGAACGAATCGGAGATCCAGTATGAGTTGCAAAATCTCATCATCTACTTCAACCGCTGACGAAAAGAGAGTTCTATATTTTCAGATATGCACCAGGGCGTTGTAGCTACCGCTCATGTGTAGGTCACAGCCGCGCTCCGTATGGGGCGTTCAAGGTGGACGGCTTCGAAACCGTCGGTGCATATCTGAAAGTATAGAATATTGGATAGTAGCTCCAGCGGTAGAGCGCCTCGCTGTTAACGAGGATGTCCTTGGTTCGAATCCAAGCTATCCAGCCAATTCACGGTTCGTTAGAGTTTGCGCGATTAAAGTAACGAGTCGGCAGGATGCATACTGTGACCGATCTTCGCCGTGAAGCCTATTCGTAGAACGCTGTCAGTCGTGTAGCTACGTGTTAGTAAAGACTGACTCCAGCGTATTGAGTGGGGATACGCCGATAAGACAAGCGGGAACATCCAGAATGTTGTCGTTAGCCCACTCCAAATTTGCGCCAGTAACTCAGTGGTAGAGTAGCGGTCTCTTAAACCGAATGTCGTGAGTTCAATTCTCACCTGGCACACCAATTAGTGAGTGACTTCAATCATACAGGCAATACGGCGTTGATGCGTCATGTGTGATTTAGATACGCCGTTAGCACTCACTATCCTAACATGGCCTATTAGTGAATGGATATCATACCTCTCTGTCTAAGAGGTGTAGCGAGTTTGAGTCTCGCATAGGTCGCCAAGATTGTTATCGTTCTTCTAGAAGTTAGGAAACATCTGCGGAGTCGGATGAAACATAGGTGCAAATCCTATACGATAACATACTATATAAATTATAACGGAGTGTAGCGCAGTCTGGTAGCGCATCTGCTTTGGGAGCAGAGGGTCCTGGGTTCGAATCCTAGTACTCCGACCAATATTGAGGTTATCGAATACTGCGATGTAGCACACCCAAAAGTGCCCAGTATTTGGTGTAAAAGAAACAGTAGGCGTAGTTTTGATGCTGCTTCTTTCCTCATTCGTAATTATGACCTGTCTTGATCCGCTAGTAGTAGCAGCCAATGAAATGTGGCACAGAACTGGTTAATCTCTATGGCAAGTAATAGAGTGAAAGTCCAGCATACGAAAAGTCGGGGAATGGGTCGCCAATATCAGTGTGGTGTAACGGTAGCACAGCGGTCTCCAAAACCGTTTGTCAGGGTTCGAATCCTTGCACTGGTGCCAATTCAAGAAACATGCCCTTTACGGTTGAAATAAACTAGGGTGTTACTGAATGATTTTCTCTCTTCGGCCGATTAAAGAGAGACCGTTAAATAAGTAACCGTTTGCCTGACTGCGATAGTGACAGGAGCTATTAATAGGGCCCTTAGTGATAATGGGAGCACATCGCCTTTGCACGGCGAGGGTAAGAGTTCGATTCTCTTAGGGTCCACCATATTCAATCTGTCACCATCGCGCAGGGTGCCGTACGTTTGAGTGCGGAGCTACGCTACTGCGAATGAGTCGAGAAGTTACAGATGAGTTGAGCCAAGCAGCGTGAGGCTCAACAAGTTTCGGGTGAGCGGCAACGATGGCGAGTTGCGGCGGACTGTAAATCCCCTGTCTAGTACTTAGTAGGTTCGAATCCTACCTCACCCACCAAAGTGCGCCGTGGTACCGTTAACAAAAACGCTGAAATGTACTCAACATGGAGTTTTTGTTTTCCACCACGCCCTCTAACTAACACTTTGAGCGGTGTTAGTCGCAAGTCTGAGGGGAGGTCACCCGCTTGACCAGGAGACATGAGGATATCATGATGCGGTGCAATTCAATGGCTTGTAGCTTAATGGTAAAGCAGGCGCTTGATAGGCGTCCGATGAGAGTTCGATTCTCTACTGGCCAACCATTTAAGTCCTAGTTCCGGACTAGGCACCAATTATTGGGAGATCGTCTAACGGCAGGACGTTGGATTTTGATTCCAACTATCTAGGTTCGAATCCTAGTCTCCCAGCCAATTGAACCCTTAACTCAGTGGTAGAGTAGCGGGCTTTTAATCCGTCTGTCCTGGGTTCGAATCCCAGAGGGTTCTCCATATTGTTAATCGTTCTTCTAGAAGTTAGGAAACATCTGCGGAGTCGGATGAAACATAGGTGCAAATCCTATACGATTGACAAACTATTAATGGAGCATTCGACTATCGGTTAGGTCACATCCCTTTCAAGGATGAGAGACGGGTTCGACTCCCGTATGCTCTACCAATTTGCGACATATATACTTACAATCGACAGCGGAGAGTTTATAGTGTTCCAAATACCATTAATAATTGAGTCGTTTCATAAACACAATCATCTTAAAAAAGATTTTCTACAGATGATAGAAGAGTCTGTTGGATGTAACACTCTACTTGATGGTGAAAAAGTTACAAAGAGCGATTGGCAATATCCTAATCATAATAGCGAATACATCGAAACGCTAATGATGTATTTCAATCCAATCTTGAAAAGATATTTTAAAAATATGCATTATGATCGATTTGAAATGGGTCGTTATTGGTTTCAACAATATGAAACCAATGATCATCATGAATGGCATAGACATTCAGGATCAGATTGGAATTTAGTGTATTATCTTGAATTGCCAGAGGATTCTCCGGCTACTGAATTTAGAAATCCTCTTAATAGTGAAGAAACTTACACAGCAAACGTAAAAGAAGGCGATTTCATTTTATTTCCATCTCTACTAGAACATAGATCAAGTTTCAACAAATCGAAAGGTAGAAAAACGGTTATCGCCGTTAATTTTAAAACAATACAACATTGACATTGCGGGATAGAGAAGCGGTCATCTCATCGGCCTCATAAGTCGAAGATCGTGCGGTTCGAATCCCACTCCCGCAACCATTTCTAAAGTATAGGACATATTATGATTACATATGATTATACAATGCTATCTGCTGGATACAATTGGCGATTTAAATCTCCTTATTCCGAGTTAGCGGCAAGTTTTGTTGAAGATAAAAATAAACACAACAACGCAAAAGTTTATTTAACAACAAATGATATTGTGCCAAACATAAAAAATTTATACACATATAAGATACCTGAAAAATATCCTATATTTTACGAGAATGAAGAAATTCAATCGACTTCTCACTTCAACTATAATCTAAAATTTTTAGCACTAAAAAATGCGTTTCAAAAATCTACATCGGAATACATAATATACATTGATAGTGACTTCGTATTTAATGATTCATATGAAGAACTGAAAATTCAGAATTTCTTAGAAGAGTGTAAAAGAGAAAGATTTGATATAGTAACGCCGCTATTTTCTTCTGGACACAGAGAAGCTTACGATGAGAAATATGATGTGTTGGAATTTGATAAGAACGATTCCATATTTACATTTCAAGAAGGTTTTATAGTATTTCGCAATACATTTAAACTTAAATATTTCATTGATAAATGGGAAGAACTTTATTGGAAACTACAAAACAATAAAGTTCCACAAATCGCCGAAGGTCTAGAAATAGGTATAGCAGCAAGATACGCAGACTTTCATTTTTCGGAAGACCTATACCAAAACATAATGTTTTTTCGTAAACACTTAAACAATATATTTTGGTCTTTACTCACAGAAGATGAAAAATTATTTTTCTGTCATATGTAGATTACAAGTGCTGCATTAGTTCAATGGTAGAACATCGGTTTGTGGAGCCGATTACAGTGGTTCGATTCCACTATGCAGTACCATTGCCCTTTCGTCTAACGGCAGGACTCTGGCCTCTGACTCCAGCAATTGTGGTTCGAATCCACGAAGGGCAGCCAATTAGGAGAAAACATTATGAACAAGATTATTGGATTTACATGTTCTACGTTTGATTTGTTTCATGCTGGTCATGTTGCAATGTTAGAAGAAGCAAAGCAGCAATGTGATTGGTTAATTGTTGGACTACAAGTGGATCCTACAATTGATAGACCAGAGAAAAACAAACCAGTTCAAAGTTTGATTGAAAGGCAATTACAAGTAAGAGCCTGCAAGTTTGTTGATGAGATTATTGTGTATTCTACAGAAGCAGAATTGCTTGATATCCTAAACATGCTTCCTATAAATATACGTATACTTGGTGAAGAGTATAGAGGTAAAGCATTCACAGGTTATAAAATATCAAAGATGAAATATCATTTTAATAAGCGCGAACACAGTTTCAGTTCATCAGAGTTAAGAAGAAGAATTGCTGTTGAACATTTTAAAATAAATCCGGAGACGTAGCAAAACGGTTAATGTACGGGACTGCAAATCCTTGAGGTGCCAGTTCGAATCTGGCCGTCTCCTCCAAACAAAAGGCGTAAGATGAGAAACACAGTCGAAGAATTTGATAATGTGTTTGATGATGATGACAGATTAAAAATTGTCAAGAAAATAGACAAATCTTCGTGGAAATTTGGACATTCGGCTACTCCAGAAAGTAAAAGTAGATTTTGGTTTATTCAACTTAGAGACGATTCTTTTTTCACAACGAATCTGTTTGAAAAAATTCAATTTAAAATAGGAGTGCAGTGTGATCTTAGAAGAGTTTTTGCTAACGGACAAACATATGGTTTAGATGGATGTTGGCACACTGACAGTCTCGATTCGGATCAATATACTTTTGTATATTATGTTAATGAAGATTGGAAATCTGATTGGGGCGGAGAAACTCTATTTAATATAAACAAAAAAATTATAACTATAATTCCAAAACACAATAAAGGTATTTTTTTCCCTTCAAACGTGCTACATTATGGAAAAGCTCCTTCAAGAGAATGCTTTAAGTTAAGAGTGACCATTGCATTCCATTTCAAAATAATTAATTGGCTCAGATAAGCACTCGTAGTTCAACTGAATAGAATGCCGGTCTACGAAACCGGAGGTTGGTGGTTTGAGTCCATCCGAGTGCGCCAACTATATACTAAAAGTGGAGGGCGTAACCACTATAAGAAATCGCATCGAATTTTGGATAGATGGCCGAGTGGTTGAAGGCGCCAGTCTTGAAAACTGGAGAACAGCAATGTTTCGTGGGTTCGAATCCTACTCTATCCGCCATATTGAGAGTAATAATGAACGATACAGCTATTGTGACATGTTTCTATACTAATCTTCACGGCACAAATTATGGCGGAAGACAACACAGATATCATCAATATTTACACTCTCTTGCGTCACTTCTTAAAATTACAAATGCAGATTTCTACATCTACTGTGATCCTTTACAAGAATCTGATGTAAGAGAATTTATTGAACCTATAGCAAAAACAAAAGTTATTATTGTTCCTTACAACTTAGAAAATTTCTACATGAAAGACTTGTTTGATGAATATAAAAACTTTGAGGAAGCGTTAACATCTGATAGATGTCAAGAAATACAATATCTAAAATCTTACTGGATGAATGAAATTGTAGACTACAATTACGTATTTTGGATTGATGTTGGAATTTCATACTCAGGACTGATACCAGATAAACATCTGATATTTGCAGACAATAGCACATCTGAATATTATAATTCAGATTTATTCTGTAATGAACTAATTGAAGGTATGAAAAAGAAAACGGAAGACAGATTTTTAATGTTTGCTATTAATAATACTTATCCTGTGTTTTACAGAAGAAATATTATAGATCAAAGACTTGATACCATTAATTATCACGCAATTGCTGGAATATTAGGTGGAAAGAAAACTACAGTTCAAAAATTTCATTTTATATTTGACAATATCGCAAAAGTTGTCATTGAACTGTTAAAAGAAGTTCATGATGAGGAATGCATATATCATATAATTTGGCAAAAAAATCTAGATTTTTTTGCGATAGAAAAATTTGAAATGTGGTGGCATGAAGATAATTTGCATTCCATATATGCAGATAGTCTAGAAAAAATAGAACTTGTAAAACATCTCAAATCATTCTATAATGTACTAGAAGATTTGGTAGAATTAGGAAAACAAAAATGATACGCAAAAACATGAACATGGAAGAAGTCCGCGCATTCATTCAAGCACAAACTCCAGAAACAAAGATATATCTTGGTGGCGACTCAGAACGTTTCCAGATAGATGGAATTTGGTATGCCGACTACATCAACGTGGTAGTTGTGCATAAGAATGGAAAGAATGGTTGTCGCGTATTTGGTTCTGTTGTTCGTGAACGTGACTATGACCAGCAGAAGGACAAGCCACGTATGCGTCTCATGAATGAGGTAATGAAGACGGCACAGTTGTATCTTGACTTAGAGGAAGCAATTGGTGAACGTGGAGTTGAAATTCACTTAGACATAAATCCTGACTTGAAACACGGCTCATCTTGTGTTATAAATGAAGCTGTAGGTTATATTCGTGGAATGTGTAATGTGATTCCGCTTGTAAAGCCAAACGCATGGGCAGCATCTTACTGCGCTGACCGTTACAAGGACGCAATTCAACATTTGCCTAAGGAAGATAAGGTAGCATGAAGAAGTTTTTCGTTATGATGGCGGCTCTGGTTGCAATGACTGGAGTTGCTAAGGCCGAAGATGTAATCATCACGGTTGATGTCTCGGATCAAATCATGTTAGTAGAAACACCAACGGACTATTATGAGTGGAATGTTTCTACTGGGCGAAAGGGATACAATACTCCTCGCGGTGTGTTTCAGCCGTATCATATGGTCAAGATGCACTATTCTCGTAAGTATGATAATGCGCCGATGCCAAATTCTATCTTCTTTCTTGACGGATATGCAATACATGCGACGGAAGATTTAAAGCGTCTTGGTAGACCAGCATCTCACGGCTGCATCCGTCTGCACCCGCAGAATGCAAAGTGGCTATATAGAATTGTCAGCGAGTACGGTAAGGAAAACACGACGATTATTATACAGAATTAGGACAGATGGCCGAGCGGTCGAAGGCACCTCACTGCTAACGAGGCATACCCTAATAAGGTATCGTGGGTTCAAATCCCACTCTGTCCGCCAATATAGGAGAAACAAATGAGTAAAGACTGTGGTTGTGGACGTAGTCCAGATGGCAAGTGTTGCGGTTGGCATAACTTGACAAATGAACAATATGATGCTAAGAAGAAAGAATACGAAAATAAGCAATTGAACGAATCGGCGCCTCAATTGTTGAAAGGTTGAAATGGAAAAGACTACTTACTGTTTTGATGTTGATGGTACACTGACTCCTAGTCGTTCAGTAATGGAAGAACAATTTCGCAAAGAGTTTGTTGAGTTTGCGAACAAGCATGATGTGTGTCTTGTTACAGGCTCAGATTATCCAAAAACATTAGAACAAGTAGGTCAAGAAGTTATTGATTCGTGTTCGTTTATATTCAATTGCTGTGGCAACGAAGTTCGTTCAAAAGACAAAGTTAGATATCAGTCCACTTGGAAAGCGGGCGGTATCTTGTTCATGACTTTGGAATATGAAAAGCGCAAGAGTGGCTTTAACATTCGTACTGGCAAACATTCTGAGATGAGAACAGGAATGGTCAATTTCTCAGTCGTTGGTCGTAATGCAGACAAAGCACAAAGAGCATTGTATGTCGAATGGGACAATGCAACAAATGAACGAGTGCAAATTGCAGAACGTATCAGAAAACTATTTCCTGAACTGGATTGCACTATTGCTGGCGAGACTGGACTTGATATCTATCCAAAAGGAAAAGATAAGTCGCAAGTTAAAGATTGGATAGAGAATAAACTGGTATTCTTTGGCGACAAGTGCGAGAAAGGTGGAAACGATTATCCTCTTGCAAAAGTGGCCGATGTAGTGTATAATGTAAAAAATTGGGAAGAAACAAGAAAAATTCTGGCTGCCTTGGTATAGCTGGTGCGTACATACGCCTGAAGAGCGTGGGGACTCTGTTCGATTCAGAGAGGCAGCACCATTTAGAGAGTGATAATGACAACCGAAAAACACATAGCATGTCTCATACTATATCTTCTTGTAGGCTCTAGAGACAAAGAAGAGAAGTCTAAGGCTATTGATGAGATTAGGTTGCTCAGTAAATCATTATAAGCGTCTTGGGAGGTGTTGGCAATCTCATCGGTCTCATAAGCCGAACAACCCAGTTCGAAACTTGGAAGACGCACCAATCGCGGGTATAGCACAGGGGTAGTGCGTCTGCTTGCCAAGCAGAAGGTCATGGGTTCGATCCCCATTGCCCGCTCCATTTTCTAAATAATGATAGGCCAATCACGGCCTAATGAGGTAATAACATGCTAAACACAATCGTAGTTTTAGTTTTAGTTGCGGCAGTTCTTTGGGTTCTTTGGAATCTATGGCAGAACGGCTGGGATGTAAAGAAGGGTGCTGCTGCTATCGTTGCAGCCGCAGCAGCTTGGTGGTTGTGGGTTCACGACTCCATTACTGCTCTTACATCAGGAATGTAAAAATATGGCTAGCTCCTCTGCACTAAGGTGTACGGGCTAGTCTTCATAGCCGATTAACTCAGTGGTAGAGTAGCTGCTTTACACGCAGAATGTCGGGAGTTCGACCCTCTCATCGGCTACGCGGATATGGTGAAATGGCAGACACGCTAGTCTTAGGAACTAGTGCTTCGGCGTGGGGGTTCAAGTCCCTCTATCCGCACCAATTTTATAGGTAGTATAATGGAATTTCAAAGATATACTGATCCCTGGTTACATTATAGTATTCCTAATTTTTTGCCCGATGATATGTTTAAAGAAGCGGAAGATACCGCAAATAAAATTCTAGACTTAAAAACACAAAATCATAGATCGCTGATTAATTATGAAGGCAACAACAAAAACTTTCATAGTTATCTTTTTGATCTGTACTCTATATTTTGTGATAAACTAGAAATTCCAAAACTAACTATGATTGAAAGTCGTGTCGTATTACAATATGTCTCTTATAACAATTGCACCGACTACGAGAAACATGGCATGTACTTACACACTGATAGTTTCGATAAACAACTATCATGTTTAATTCCTATATCTGACACAGGATCAGGCACTGAATTATACGACGATAATAAAAATTTTGTCAAAAAAGTTGAGTGGAAGAAAAATACAGCTTTTCTATTTGCTAATAAACCAAATCACTGGCACGTTGTGGGTAGTTCGATAGGAACAACAAGATGCTTGTTGAATGTTTTATATATGCCGAGAGATTATTCATCGATACACGAAAAGCTTTATAATGTAAAGAGGTCTAAAAAAGTTTAGATATAAATTATCTTGTAAGTAAAAGATAGCCAGAATCAGAATCAAAGTTTGTAATGCTATAGTTAAACTTCTTTAAAAACTCAGTGCCTGTTTTTGGAATATTGTGTGTATGTTTAAAATTTTCTGATTTTTTAATATAAGTATAAACATCGTCAATGACAATAACATCATTTTTATCTTTTCTATACTGATCAATGATGTTTAGTTCTTTCACAAGAGGATAGTCTATATTATTATACTCAGGAATATAAGATTTCCAATAGTGTGCGTCTAGCCAGAAAAAAATGCTATCATGATGATCTAGTGAAGGCAATAGTCTATGAAGAAAAGAATGTGAATCTTCGTTGAATATTTTTATATGTGATTTGCTTTGAAATTTTTTCTTACACGCATCAACGAAATCTTCATTTATATCACAAGAATATATTTCCAGTATAAAATCATAAGATGAAGCATGTTCTAAAGATTCTCCAATGTAGCATCCTGTTTCAACCATAACTGTAAAGGAGTAAATCTTTTGTAATTTTTCTATTGACACGCAATTTGTTTCAAATTGTTCTAATGTGGGCATTTTAAATCCTTTTCACACACGACTATATATATGATATTAGCCCTTATAGTTAAATGGTATAACAGCGGCTTTGTAATCCGCGGTTTGGGGTTCGATTCCCTGTGGGGGCACCATTTTATGTGAGCAAACTATGATATATGATGGAATATTTTTTGTTAATCATGCACTGAAAGTCAATCAACTTTCTATCTATAATGAAGAAGAACGTTTCAAGCAGACTGTTGAAACTCTTGATTCCATCAACAAGTATTGCCCAAATAATCAAGTATTCATCTTCGATTCTTCTCCAGAACGTCCCAATGTAGAATACTTCCAGGAACTTAGCAATAGAGGCGTAATTATCTTTTATACTGGTGACGAGCCAGACGTTAAGAGATTTTCTCAGTTGGGCCAGCGAAGCATCGCAGAATGCATCACGTTTCTGTATTTCCTCAATTGGTTTCAAAAGCAAGACTTCAAATCAAAACGCATCTATAAACTCTCTGGTCGTTACAGACTGAACGACAACTTCATTGTTGATAGAGAAGACTTCAAGGATGCGTTTGTATTTGCGACCGCTCTTGATTCATGGATGCCAAAGCATAGACAAGATAGTATTGGAGCGCATAAACTATTCCGTCTTCGCTGTTGGCACATGGACTACAATCTTCTAGATACATTTCAATTAAATCTTTCAAAGATACTTCAAGATTGTGCAACATATGGAATAGATGTTGAGCATTCTTACTATAAAAACTTGCATACATATAAGACGATTGAACTTGACAAAATTGGTGTATGTGGTAATATAGCACCAAGTGGAGATTACATTGATGAGTAAAACGGTATTAATTACAGGCGGTGCAGGCTTTATTGCACATCATGTTGTGGACTTGTTTCTGCAAAAGACAGATTGGAATATCATTACACTGGATCGTCTTGACTATTCTGGAAATCTTAATCGTCTACACGAAGTTATTGATCCATATCCCTACGAAACACAAAAGCGAGTTAGAACAGTCTTTCATGATTTGAAGGCTGAACTGAATCCTCTTGTGCAAAACTTTATTGGCAAGGTAGATATCATTCTTCACTTAGCCGCAGCATCACACGTAGATAGGTCTATCACACATCCTCTTGAGTTTATCACAGACAACATCATGGGCACGGCCAATCTGCTAGAGTATGCCCGCAAGTTGGATCATCTAGAAATGTTTCTGTATTTCAGCACCGATGAAATCTTTGGTGTTGCACCTCCTGGTGTCGCTTACAAGGAACGTGATCGATATAACTCGACCAATCCATACTCCGCATCGAAGGCTGGAGCAGAAGAACTGTGTGTTGCGTATGAAAACACATACAAGATGCCCATGATGATCACTCACACAATGAATGTGTTTGGTGAACGTCAAACACCCGAAAAGTTTATTCCACTTTGCATCAAGAAGGTCTTGCATGATGAGACTGTAACAATCCATGCTGATGCAACAAAGACAAAGGCTGGTTCGCGCTTCTACGTACATGCGCGTGATGTGGCTGATGCTCTGCTGTTCCTTTTGCAGAACAATCCACAACTTGAACCTGATTATGGCATGGCAAAGTGTCGCAAGTTTAATATCGTTGGCAAAGAAGAAGTGGACAATCTGTCTCTAGCTAAGATGATTGCGTCTGCTCAAGGTAAGGAACTAAAATATGAAATGGTTGACTTCCATACATCCAGACCAGGGCATGACTTACGTTATGCTTTATCCGGTGATCTTATGCGTTCTCTCGGCTGGGAACCTCGCGTGGCTCTTAGTGATAGAATTAAAGAGGTATCTGATTGGTATGTAAATAACACCAAATGGTTAGGAATGTAAGATGGAAAACTGTGTAGAAATCAAAGAGTGTATTGCTTGTGGTGGCACACATCTAAAACCTTTACTCGACTTAGGTGTTCAACCACTTGCTAATTCTTTTCTAAAGAGTCCGAAAGATTCAGAAGACAAGTTTCCTCTTGCAACAAACTATTGTAAGGATTGTTATCATGTACAGTTGACACACAAGGTCAATCCTGACTTGCTGTTCAAGAACTATCTGTATGTGTCTGGTACCGCAAAGACACAGTTGGATTACTTTGATTGGTTTGCAAAGTTTGTTATGGAAAATCATAAAGCTGAACGAGTATTAGATATTGGCTGTAATGATGGTTCACAACTTGATGCATTCAAAAGATATGGTGCACTGACTTTCGGCGTTGATCCTGCAACCAATCTTCATGTAATTAGTTCGCGCAATCATCATGTTCATTGTGGTTATTTCGATAAGAATTATTCAAAAACTGGTTTTGGTGCTGTAATCTGTCAGAATGCTTTTGCTCATAACTATAATCAACTAGAGTTCCTAGAGAATATGAGTAATGTTGTGTCTGACGATGGTTATATCTACATCACAGTTTCTCAGGCCGATATGATTGTGAATATGGAGTTTGACACAATATATCACGAACATCTTTCTTTCTATAACATTCGCTCAATGAATGAACTGTGTAAGAGGGCAAAGTTGAACTTGATTGATGTTGTAAGACATCCAATTCATGGCACAAGTTATATCTTTATCATCTCAAAAACTAAAGCAAGACCTTCTTACATTCAACTTCTTATGGAAGAAGAAAAACTTAAAGGTCTGTATGATGAACATGTCTACAAAGAGTATGTCGAGAACAGCAAGGAAGTCATTAATGAGTTTGCTTCTCATGTCGAGGCCCTTCGTAAGACAATGAAGGTTATCGGCTATGGTGCACCAGCAAAAGGTAATACTCTGCTAAATGCTTCCAAGATTGAACTTGACTATATCGTTGATGATAATCCTATGAAGCAGGGACTCTACACACCAGGTATGCATGTTCCTGTATATGGTTCAGAAGTCTTACAGAATGAAAAGCAAGACGTTGCATTTGTTCCTCTTGCATGGAATTTTTATGATGAAATACACAAGAAGATTAAAACACTCAGACCTGATAACAAGGACATGTTTCTAAGATATTTCCCATTTGTATATTGCGAGGGACTAAATAATGAATACGATTGAAAAACTTTTTGATGAAACCGAAAAGCCATCTACAAAATGGTCTGGATACTTTGATGTATATGAAAAGCATCTTGGCAAGTTTGTAGGCAAAGCACCAAAGATTTTGGAGATTGGTGTTCTTGGCGGCGGTTCAATAGAATTATGGCTTAAATACTTCGGAGAAGGAACTAAAGTCATAGGCGTAGACATTGATCCAAGATGTCTACAATACAAATATGATGGTGATGCGACAGTTGTTATGGGAGATCAAGGTTCGATTGAGTTCTGGGAAAGTTTAATGTCAGAACACAACGACTTTGATATCATCATTGATGATGGTAGCCATGTCATGCACCATCAAATCATTACACTTCAACAAACATTTCCGCATTTACGGGAGGGCGGAGTTTATATTTGCGAAGACACACATACGAGTTACTGGCCAAAATGGGGTGGAGAGTTTAGAAAAGATTCGTCTTTTCTTTCTTACTCACAGACTATAACTGACGTTGTGAATCAACAGCATTTTCAAAACAAGATTGATGAAACTGTGCTAAAGACATTTCACAATCTGTACTCCGTTTCGTTCTATAACAGTATGGTTGTCTTAGAAAAGGAGGCACTCAAGCCTTTCGTGATTAAGGATAATTCCAAGATCACGTTCAAAATAGGATAAGGAACCATATATGAAATCATTAGTAACTTTATTGGCTGGATTGATGTTATTCATCAGTCCAGTCGAAGCAAATATTGCTTCATGGTATGACTGTGCAACACCTGGACAGTGCAGTAAGAGTAAAAGAACCGCCAATGGCGAGAAGTTTAATCCTAATGCACTGACAGCAGCACATAGAACATTACCGTTCGGCACAAAAGTTCGTGTCACATATAAAGGTAAATCTGTTATCGTTAGAATCAATGACCGCGGTCCGTTTATTAAGGGCCGTACGATTGATCTATCAAGAGCCGCAGCCCGCGCAATAGGTTGTCATGGCGTTTGTAAAGTGGAGATTAAGGTGGTAGGTTAATAAATAATCGTATCACTTATGGGAGAATAAAATGGAAGAACTTCATAACGTATTAAAGATTGTTTTGGCCGATACATTCACTATGTATCTAAAGACGCACTCTTTTCACTGGAACGTAATTGGTCCAAATTTTTCTGAGTATCATGCTTTCTTTGGCAATCTATACGAAGAATTGCATGGTGCAGTGGACACGATTGCAGAACAGATCCGCGCTGTGAACTCTTTCGCTCCCAGTTCATTAGACAGAATCAAGGAACTTACAAGAATTGAGGAATCTGATACCATTCCGACAGCAGAAAGAATGTTTCAGATTCTAATCAATGATAATAATATCATCCTTGATGCACTCAAACAAGCATACGATCTTGCAGATAAAGAAGGCGAACTAGGTTTGGCCAACTTTCTGCAAGACCGTATGGACATTCACAAGAAGCACGGTTGGATGCTTCGTGCTACTGCTGGTATGAAGTCTTAAATATCAGGAATAGTATTTTCTATAGGATCTAACCATCCTTTACTCGCACTATGAGGCCATACAATCCATTTGTGCGGTCTCTTTTTTGTGTCAAACTGTCTCCAAATATTGTAGAAGTCGCCATCAAGAGTTTCTGGATTATTAACAATATTTTCAATTTCGTATTTGTTAGCGTCTTCTCTATACATGTCGTTATCTTTTTCGTCTTTAAATGCAACAACCCAAAAATCACAGTCTGTTTCTGTAATTGATTCTTTCCATACATCTAGACAATGTTTGAAAATGTTTTTATAAGACTTTTGACGAGCAATCTCGTTTCTGTAGATAGGATTTGGTGGATCATAATGTTCTAGAGTATATTGCTGCACTGCTCTATCTTCAAATCTTATTCCAGCATATTCTTCATAATCTTGTTTCGTTCTTTCTGTGCCAAAACCATATATACCAAAATCATAGTTTGCTTTATCGCCATCAACTTGTAGAAGTTGTTTTGATCTCTTTAGAGAAGCATCATTTCTTTTTTCCCATCCATTATCTTTTTCATCCCAGTGGCGAACACGCTTTTTTCTAGTATATTCGTGCCAACAAATAATCTCATTGGGAATAAACAGATCGTATCCGTGCGTATAAGCACGAACTGCCATCGTAATCTCTTCACCGTGAAAGTATAAATTTGGATCGTAAGGCACATCTTTGATAAATTGTCCAAAAGTGAACATAAAATGAGCAGAAAAGAATCTAGTAGGAATAGGTAACTTGTAAATGTCAATGTCATCTACTCCAGTAGGAAGCATAAACACCACACCTTCTGGTGTAAATCTATCAAAAGTAAGTTTCCAAACTTCCTTTGCTCTCGAGGCAGGATCATTGTCTGGATCATACGAAGGAACATATGCTGTGAGAAGAGGCTTTGAGTATCCTTCTTCTATCAAATCTAACATCATCTTCTTACACTTGGTATCCCATCCACGAACAAATCTATGATGACTGTCTAACTGCAACGTATATTTTTCGCCGTCATACGCTTCATTTAAAAGATGTCTAGCCCAACAGGTACCTTGTGCTTCTTTATAATCAATTTCGATGATCTTAAATCGTGAATCGTTTTTATATTCTTCCAAAGTGTCCCAGGTATCTTCCTTAGCCCGTTGCCAAGCAATGGCAAACACAAGGTCTTCTGGATTATCAGCCCGTTTAATACAATCTCGGATTGTTGGAAGAAGTTCTGGATCACGATAGGCAGCAATTTGCACAAAGATTTTATCAGACATTATGTACTCCATGATGATATACATAGTTATATATAATCAATTTTTGGAGACTTGTTATGAAGAACTTTTTTAAGAACAGATTTAAAATCTCAGAAGAAAGACTGTCTGTTTGTAGAGGATGTGATAGATTCAATCCTAGAAATTCTCAATGTGCTGAATGTGGATGCTTTATGGACTACAAGACTTTGCTACCCTTCGTTTCCTGCCCATTGGACAAGTGGAAAGAGTTTGAGGAAAAAGAAGATAAATAAAGAATAAAACCAAATTTTGGAACTAAAAAATGGCTAGCACTGGCGCACAAAAATGGCAAAAATACTTCTCTAAAGAAGATGTTCAAACTGCAATAGTTAAAGGACCAGCTAAAGTTACTGACGGTGAAAACGCATTCATTGACACTTTAGAAGATGGTTCACCTATCACAGTTGTCAAGATGCCAGCCTTCTCTCCCAAGTATCAAATTAAATATGTGAAAAAAGGAAAAGAAGTAGAAGGTTTCGTTTCAGAGAAATATATCGGCAAACCAATTCTTAAGAAAGGTGCTACAGAAAATCTAGGTGTAAGAGCCGAGACTTTGACAAAATATGGAACAAAGAAGCAAGTTGCGTTTGGTGGTAAAAAAGTTGATTGTATGACGTTCAGTAATCATACATCTTTGATGAACTCTATACTTAAAGGTCTTAAATCAAATTCTAAAGTATCTGAAAGTATTATAGAAGTTTTTGAGAGCTTTGCAAAGAGCAACTATGAAACACTCATTTGGCAAAAACAAATACCAGACTCAGATATTAATGAGTTGGGTAAATATGTTGGTGAAGTAATCATAGGACTACTTGCACTTAAGAATAACACACAACCTTTTTCTACAAAGTTCTACAAAGGTACAGTTGATATGTTCTGTGTTCCTACTGATCCTTCGTTCTCTGGTGTAGATAGTTTTCTTGTTATGAGCAACGGCACTGTTGTTCCAATTAGCTCAAAGTATGGTGTTGGTGCTAAAGCTTCATTCTTTTCGAATCTTCTGAACAAGGCAATGGATTCTAACGTGCCTTCTGGAAGCGTCATAAATGATGTTATTGATTCGGCCAGAAAAGCAGGCGTCTCTTCTGCCGCTCTTACATCGAAACAAGGATCAAAAGAAGTCGTATATGAATATGGTATCAGAAAAGTATTGAGACTTTCAAGAGCAACGGTTAAAGATCCATATGCAATATATACAAATGTAAAAACTTATGGTAAGAATCCTAAAAAGTTAACACCTGAAGCAAAACAAGTTTTAGATATAATTAAAAAATCAGCAGATAAAAAGATTGTTGATAAACTTCCATATTCAATGACAGCATTCTTCTCAAGATCGATGGCAGATAGATTAAACTCAGATCCCAAATCTGTTGCTGCTATGGTTGAAATATTAGCAGGTAAAAACTTTTGGCAGGCAAACTTAGATATTGCAGAATGGAAAAAAGGTAAAGTAAAATATAGAATGGTACCTTCAGCTTCAGCGACCATTCAGATCATAGGATCAAAATCTGCCATAGATGATATTGATGCCAAGCAAGGCATGGTTAACTACGAACTTAGATTGCCTTAAGGATTAAAAATGTTAAACTATCAAAATTACTTAACAGAAGCAAAAGAAGGTAAGAACCTTCACTTAGAACACCTAGAGGACGAGGTACTCAATGGAGGAGTTTCTGGCACAAGAGGTGCAATATCCTTTTTACAGTCTCTTCGTGATATGCTTTCTGGTCATGCTACTGGTAAAACTCTAAATCTCACAACTAAGTGGGATGGTGCACCAGCCATATTTGCTGGTATTAATCCAGAGAATGGAAAATTCTTTGTGGGCACCAAAGGCGTGTTCGCAAAGAATGCAAAGTTGAACTATACGAACAATGACATTGACAATAATCATCCTGGCGAAGGCCTAAACAGGAAACTAAAGATCGCTTTACAATATCTTCCTGAACTCGGCATTGATGGTATATTGCAAGGCGATATGATGTTTACCAAAGAAGACTTGAAGTCAGAAAAGATTGATGGAAAAGATTATATCACTTTTCAGCCGAACACAATCGTATATACTGTACCAGCAGATTCTTCACTTGCAAAACAGATAAAATCTGCTAAAATAGGCATAGTATGGCATACGACTTATTCTGGAGATAGTATGGAAAATATGAAGGCATCGTTTGGTGCTGACATTGGAAATCTTAGACAGTCAAAGAATGTCTGGTTCCGCGATGCATCTTTTGTTGATGCATCTGGTACAGCCACGTTTACTGCATCAGAAACGGCTGAACTAAATGGCCTTCTATCACAAGCAGGCACACTGTTCAGAACAATCTCAGCAAGGACACTAAATGAGATTGCTACGAACGAAGGATATAAAACTCAAATCAAAGCATGGAATAATTCCAAAGTTCGTGAAGGTCAAGAGATTACTAATACTGCTGCTCACGTTCAAGGACTCATTCTTGAGGTCGAAAGAAAGTTAAACAAGAACATTACCGATGCAAAAAAGGCTGATACAAAGACCAAGAGACAGCAAGAAAAAAATATCGTGATGCGTTTCTATACAAGCAACAAGAATGAATTGAAGAAGATATTTGATTTGCAAAACTTGCTAACAAAAGCAAAGAACATGATTGTCAAGAAACTCCAGACAGTCCGCGATTCTCTAGGCACTTATCTTCGAATTGATTCGACTGGATTAAAAGTTACATCGCCAGAAGGTTTTGTTGCTATTGACCGAATAGGTAAAGCCGTCAAGTTAATCGATAGATTAGAATTTTCACAAGCTAACTTCAATGCTACTAAGAACTGGTCAAAATGAATAAAGAAATCCGTACATTGAATGTGTGGGATATCGATGACACTCTTGGTCGAACATCGGCCAGAGTTGGTGTTGTCAAGGACGGCAAAACAGTAAAGATATTGGAACCCGGTGAGTTTAATTCTTACAAACTAGCACCAGATGAAAAGTTTGACTTTGCTCAGTTCAGATCAGGCAAAATCTTTCGTGATACATTCAAGCCTATCCGTTCGGTTCTGAATAATGCAAAAAACATCGTCGCAAGACAGACCGAAAACTCACATTCGATTATTCTTACTGCTCGGTCAGACTTTGATGACCATAAGGAGTTTCTACAGACGTTTCGTGACCATGGATTTCCGATTGATAAAGTCTATGTAGAACGTGCAGGTAATGTCTCAAAGTCTGGACCCGCCCACATCAACAAAGGTGTCATTCTCAAGAGATATCTAAAGACTGGTAAGTTTGACCGTGTTCGCATGTGGGATGACCACGAAAAGAACTTAGATATACTATTCAAAGTTGCAACTCTTTATCCGAACGTGGAAGCAGTGGGTTATCTGGTAAAAGATGGTAGAGTGTCCAAATATACTCCAAATGCTAAAGTCAAGACCATCGCTGAAGAAATCACTTCAGTTGTGCGTGAAACACTCAAAAGAAAGAAATATGAGATATGACATGGGAAAGAGAGATAGCCAACGCTATATGGCAAAAATTGAAAGGCAAACCTGTTCCTGAATCATATTCTGAAAAGGAATGTCAGGACATACTGAAAAAGTATTGGCACAAGGCCATGGAGTCAGAACAATAAAACACTAAATACCTCTGTAAGTTAATGTTCCTATAGAGGGAATAATGAAAGTTTTAGTAGTATATCCAGGGCGTTTTCAACCCTTCCATAAAGGCCATGCACAGGTCTATAAATGGCTCAAGTCAAAGTTCGGCGATGCAGTCATTGCCACATCTGATAAAGTAGAACTACCTAAGAGTCCATTCAATTTCAAAGAAAAAGTCAAGATGATGACACTGGCTGGTGTCCCATCTAACAGTATCAAGCAAGTTACCAATCCCTACATCGCCAGAGAAATACTAAAAGACTACGATCCTAAGACGACGGTTTTAGTCTTTGCTGTGTCGCAAAAAGACATGGAAGAAGATCCTCGTTTTTCATTCAAACCAACCAAATCTGGTAATCCAAGTTATCTCCAACCATATGCAGGCAATGAAAAGAAGTTGCAGCCTTTTGGTGATGCATCTATGCCTAAGGGTTATGTTATCGTCACTCCTACATTTACATTCGATGTTCTAGGTAAGCCAGCCACATCTGCTTCTGAACTTCGTAAGCAGTTTGTATCATTAGACAACGCAAAGCAGAAAGAGTTTGTCAAAGATTTGTTTGGCAAATATGATGCATCTGTGCATAAACTATTATCCGCTAAACTTCCAAAACCAAAAACATTAAAGCAATTAAAAGAAGAAATTACACGCAAAGAACTAGCACCTATGCTGGATTCATTTGTGTCATTTGCATCCGATAAGCTTGGTCTAAAATCTATGCCGACTGTTAGATACAAGACAGATGATGATTCATACAATTCATTCGCAGCATATAATCCATCGTCTAATGAACTGTCTATATCTACTATGAACAGACATCCGATGGACATATTCCGTTCTGTTGCTCATGAACTTGTGCATCACAAACAGAACGAAGATGGTCGGTTAGGTAAAGATATAGAGAAAGAAGGCGCAACTGGTTCTGATATTGAGAACGAAGCAAACTCAGAAGCAGGTAAGATTATGCGTTGGTTTGCTAAGGCCAATCCAGATATGTTCGGCAAGTCTTATGTTGTCGAAACAAACACAGCAGCAATTGGCGGTGGTATTCGCGGACTAGGTAATGTGACAGGTGAAGTATCACCGACTGGTGTGTCACAATACGTTATAACAAATCAAACATCTGGTCTTTGGTATGACGATGGTATTGACAGATATTGGCTAGACAAAAAAGGATCAAGTGAATATCAAAAGAAAGCAGTCAAGGGATTCAAGGCTGTTCGTGGTCAACTTAGCGAGGGTATAAACGATCCAGGCAAACTCAAGGCTATCTTTCTGGCTGGTGGTCCAGGTTCTGGTAAAGACTACGTAATGAATTCCACTCTTGCTGGTGAAGGATTGAAAGAAATCAATTCTGACGTTGCATTTGAGTATCTAATGCAGAAGAACGGTCTAGACCTTGAGATGCCGGATGAAGAAAGAGTTGAGCGCGACATCGTGCGCGGCCGCGCGAAGAACATTACAAAAGAACAAGAGCGTCTAGCCCTTGCAGGTCGTCTTGGACTCATCATCAACGGCACAGCAGATGACTTAGAAAAAATCAAGACAATCAAACAAAACTTGGAAGCAGACGGCTACGAAACCATGATGGTATTCGTAAACACTTCTAATGAAGTATCGCGTGAGCGTAACGTTGAACGCGGTAAGATGGGCAAGCGTAAAGTTCCAGATGGTACAGATAAGCAAGGCGTGCCAGATAATTCTCCAAACATTCGTCAGCAGAAATGGGACTTAGCACAAAAGAATATTGGCGAACTGCAAAAGATTTTTGGTAATGAAAAATTTGCTGTCATCGATAACACAGCAGATGTTCGCAAAGTTGGACCAGAAGAAAAAGAAAAGATTCAGGCCAACTTCAATCGTATTCGTCGTATGGCTCAACAGTTTGTTCGCTCTGAAAATCAAAATCCAGCAGCAGCAAAATGGATTGAACGCGAAGCAAGAAATCGTGGTATCACAGGATATCAAGAGCCAAAGAGATATAAGACACTTACTCAGATTAGACAGAATGTCGAAATGCCAAGTGTTATTCACAAGCCAGATAATGATTTGATGAATCAGGCCAGAAGACTTGGTTTGTCATATTATGGTTTTGGTAGATTTGGTCGTAAAGTTAATGGTATAAACAAAGTATTATTCCACAGTCAAGGCGGTAAACTAGTAAAGGTTCAGTTGAGTGAAGATTTAAGAAATTGGTTTAGTAAAACACATCCAGAGGGCAACTGGAAAAGAGTTGATACAAAAGGTAACATTAAAGGCGATTGTGCTAGAGAGCCAGGTGAAGGTAAACCAAAATGTATGCCGGCATCTAGAGCATATTCGATGAGTAAAAAAGAACGCGCTGCATCAGCAAGAAGAAAAAGAAGAGAGGATCCCGTGGCAGATAGATCAGGTAAAGGCAATAAACCTATTATGGTCAAAACAGAGTCAGTTCAAAAAGCAATTGACAAGATTAACCGTGACAGAATGTCAGAACAAGTTTTGATGGAAAAGAACAAGCCAACAAATCCAGAACTATGGTCAAGAGCTAAGTCTATGGCCAGAAAAAAGTTTGATGTATATCCATCTGCATATGCTAATGGTTGGGCAGCAAAGTGGTATAAGTCTAAGGGTGGTGGTTGGACATCTGTCAACGAAGAAAAGGATACATGCTGGGATGGTTATGAGCAAAAGGGCATGAAGAAGAAAGGTAATCGCATGGTACCTAACTGTGTACCTGTCAACGAAGCATTTGAAAGTTTCGTGGCCGAATCAAAGAAGAAAACTCCTTGGCAGAAAATGGTAAAGGCTTTACCACATCTTGAAAAGAATGCCGAAGAAGCTAAGAAAGCAAAAGAAGAACTAATGCGTAGTGCAGACAAGTTGAAGCAAGAGGCCATGGAAGCATCTGTGCAGGGTGGATATGCCTTCGGCGCTGATGGTATCGGCCCAACCATCGGTGTTCCTCGTGCAGGCACACCATACGGATTCGGTTACGGTTCAGCATATTCAATGGGTCTATCCGAGAGCATTCAGAACTGGATGTCAAAGGAATCAACTCAGCAAAAGTATATGGAAAAATATGGCGATTTGTGGGAAGAAAAGTTGGTAGAGACGGCATTAAAACTAGAGAATGCAGGTTGCGGATGTGAACACAGCGAAGAAAAGAAATCAGTGAAGAAACTTCGTGAAGGAATGGAAGGCGGAGTCAATAATATGAGTCCTATTCCAACACAGCGTAAGAGTGAAGAACAGTTAAATGAGCGCGGCGCAGACTCAAAAGGTCTATACAGATCAACCGAGAGTGGTGCTGGACTAACAAGAAAAGGCGCAAAGCACTTTGGTATCAAGACAGCGGTTACTACACCTCCATCAAAACTTAAAAAAGGCGGTAAAGCTTGGAAACGCCGTAAGTCATTCTGTGCTAGAATGGGCGGCATGAAAGGCCCAATGAAAGACGAAAAGGGCAGACCAACTCGTAAGGCTATGTCGCTTAGACGTTGGAATTGCGAAGAATAAGATTTAGATAAATATAGATAAACTCCATAGAGGACAACTAAAATGCTTAACAAAAACGATCCATTAATTGGCGCAGTCCAAGAAGTGATGAAAAAGAATCAGGCTGAGCGTGATGCTGTCAGACTGGTAAATGAAAAGTTTGGTGTAACAGACCGTAAGGCTCTTCCACATGAACGTCAGGGCGAATGGGATGCTGCTTATAAGACAGTATTGACAGAAGGTGTGGAAGCACTTGATGAGGCAAAGAAAAAATCAAAACTTCATCCTGGATTAAATACACCAGAGTCTATGAAAATTAGAAAAATTGCTGGTCCAGGTAAAGTTCAATACGATCCTAATGATGGTGTACATATACATGATAATCTAAGCGATTCTATAAGAAAAATTAGAGGATTCATAGTAAAAGACGGTAAAGTAAAAGAAATTAAAGGTTTTGTTCCTGGTATGAGAGAAGGTGTAGAAATACTTAATGAATTGTCTCCAGAAACTTTAGAAAACTATAAAAATAAGCGTAAAACGCAAGTTCACGCAATAATTAGAAATATGAAGGACTGGCAACTAAAAAAAACACCTCAAGGCGCATCAGACTTCATTATAAATTCGGCAGAAAAAGCAGCTAAACATGCAAAGATGATAAAGTTGGCAGGCGATAAGATTGAAGGTAAGAAAGGTGTTGTTCCTGCTAAAAGACCTAAGAAAGATGTTGTTCCTGCTAATAGACCTAAAAAAAGATTAGAAGAAGAAGCACTTGATGAAGAAAAGATAAAGATGTATGGTATACCAAATAAGGTAAAGCCTAAAAGAGGACGTTTAGGACGTAAAGATAAAAATGCAATAGATGTTACTAATAATCTTTTCTGGAGAATGAAAGAACTTGAAAAAGGCAATGTTAAAGCTGCTGGAAATGTAACAAGAGCGCAAATTGAAAAAATGCAGAGTGAAGAAAACGATATTGATCATCCAAATAAAAGAAAGTTGGATGTTGCTGAACCTTTTGGTGATCTAACTTCAGCAGATTTTAAGAAGCTACGTTCCATGAAAGAAAGCGATGTGACATCTCCTTCTTCGATGGGCATCAAGAAGCCAGACTATGCTCCAGCAGGAACAACTCCTGACTATGCAAAGTCAAAGGAACAGACAGTCAATCGTGCTGCAAAGACTTCTCTTCCACCAGGCACAATGAAGGAAGAAAATCTTGAAGAAGCCGGCATGATGCCAAAAGGCATAATTGCTAAGAAATTATTAAAACTAAAGGCTACTATGAAATCAAGAGCCGCAGAAAAAAGGGCTTGGGATGATCGAGGCTGGGGACCTGGTCCAGATTTTAGAAAAGACGTTGATACAATGCAACGTATGGATAAAGTTGCAAAGAGACTTGAAGAAAAGAAGCTAACATCAGCAGAAAAGTCTAAGCGCGAAAAAGTTGCTACTGCTATGGAAAGAGAAAATCCAGGCATGCCAATGGCCAAAAAAATGAGAATTGCAACTGAAACAGCCAAGAGAGTTGCTGAGGAAAACGAGGGTTTTAATAACCGCCACGGCTTGAGCGTAACTGCTTCTGCTGAAAAGCAGGTTGTGGCGGAAGTGTCAGACATTGTTACGGCACGAGGCGGACATGGTCATGTGCCATTTAACACAGACAGATCATCAGGATTTAAATCATCAAATATAAAATCAAGCTCAGTTAATTCTAGTGTAAAACCTTCAGAATTGAAAAAAACAGTACAAAGAGCGCGATCAGATTATGGTCTTGGTTCTATTCCCGCACAAAAAAATGCTGCTCAACGTAGAGCAGAATTAGACGCTAGAATGGAAAAAGGCATTGATACTGTTGCACCTTTTGTTCCTGGAGTAGGTGCAGCAAGGGCAATCGATAAGTATGCTAGAGGTCAACAAGGTCTCGGCCAAACAGCCGCTGATGTTGGCATGAATCTTGCTGGAGGTGCTTTAGTAGGTGGCGCTGTTAAAGCGAGTAAAGCAGCATATAATTTTATAAAAGGTGGTAGAACTGCAGGTTCTGTAGGCCAAAAACTACTACCTAGACCTGTTTCATCTGCGACAGCAAAAGTTGCATCTAAGCCAGCTAAACCTGTCTCTCAAGCGGCAAGAGAACCAGATGAAATTATTATGCCTGCAAAAAAGCCAGATATTCCATCAGGAAATGCTGGTATCAGAGGTACTTTTCAAGACAAATTAGCTAGAGCAAGACAAAATGCTGGTTCAGATTTAAAGGCTAGACAACTTCCAGCTTTACGCAGAACAACAGAACCAACTAACTATGTTAGACCTGGTGTTCCTGCTGTAAGACCTACAAGTGGTCCAAATCTTCCTGCAAGACCTGGTTCTCCAAATCTCGCGGCAGGTGGAGCAACAAGAATTGTTGGACTCAGTGATAAAGCAAAAGCAGGACTAGCGGCTGGTGCTGCTGGTGCTGCAATTGGTGGATATGCTTTAAATAGAAGTTTGAGTGGAAATCAACCTCCTGCAGCACAAGCATCTACAACTCCAGTAGCACCAGCTAATGCTGCGAGTCCTCAAGCAATGTCAGCAGGAGCAGAACGAGATAAAGTTGGAGTTAAGCGTATTCAACCTGTAACGGCAACAACTCAATCTGTTCCAGTTCCTAAACCAAAGCCAGTACAAACACAAGCACAGCCACAAGTTACTAAAAAATCAAACGCTTTACAACAGCAAATGGCAAGAAGTAAATCAGGTAGAGATGAACCTGCTGGTCCACGTAAAGACGCTCAAGGTCTAAACGTACACAGCATGACAAGACCGCAACCAGGTAAACCAGGTGTGAGAAAATGAACAACAAACAATTAGCGGAGATGATTAAATCACTTCGCAAAATGAAAATGGAACAAAAGTTAGTTGGCTCTGGTGGCCCATACGGGGGCGCTGGAGCTGACATACAGGATCCTGCTAGTCCAAACAGAAAGCCAGGATCTGCAACAAAAGAAATTCATCATGGTGTAGTAAAAGAAGACGAACTGAATGAATTTAAGCGCGGCGCGATTAGGACTCATCCAAGAATTGCTAAAAAGTTGACTGGACCTAGACAAAAAATGCAATCTGATTTAGGTTTACAAAGAAATAAACCAGATAGATACAGACTTGGAGAAGATAAGAAATCTTCCAATACCAAGTCTACAATAATAAATACTACACCAGAACAAGATTCGGCTATGATAGGCACTCAATAAGGAGAAAGTAAATGTCACTTTGGACAAATCTAGACGGCATCACAGGCAATGGAAAGCCTTTGTATGCCAACACAACATATAGAGTTTCAAACTCTACAATCAACGGAAGCAAAGCTAATACTGCAAAGTATTACGGTGCTGTGTACGGTGTGTCTGCAACAGAAGCAGCAAACACGCTAGTAGACGGTAAGAAAGTTGCTCACGCTGGTTGGGTATCACAGAAGATTGGCACAGGTCCAATCGCTTCTGTAACAATCGTAAATGGCGGTCAGAACTACAATTCTGCTGGCTATATCGTTGTTTCAGGCGGTGGTGATGGCACAGTAAATCTTGCATATACCATTGCTAACTCACGCAATACTCTACAGACATATTCTTCCAACTCATATTGGAACACAATTGCTACTGTAGTAATTCACAGCCCAGGTGCTGGATTCAACGTTGCTCCAACACTCACACCAAACGGACCAAACAGCGCCAACTTTGCTACATTCTCAGTAACACTTGGTGGTCGTGCAGGTAGAGTAAATTATGAAACTCTAGTTGCCATGGGTTCTATGACTGGTGATGATACAGGCGACGATAAGTATTTCCCAGGCACCTAATAGAAAGAAATGGCGGTAACCAATGAAGAGATTTAATGAATATCTAGCAGAAGATTTTGACCCTGCGATATACAATCATGATGGTGGTATTTCCATTGATGATCCAACAGTAGTTGATGCTATCAATTCAAACTTGGAAGTAACAACTGCTAATGTATTTCGCACTCCATACAACGCATTGGAGGATGTTAGAAAGGTTCTTGAATACTACAAAATCTTTCTCCCTAAGGCAATCTTTCTAGATCAAAATCACGGTAATGATGTTTTTGAAATCTCTCAGTTTGGTAAAAAGATGGGAATGAACGACCAGGGAGAAGTCGTAACCGCCAGCGACTCTCCACTGTTCGTATATTTCGAATGGTCACTAAATGACGAAGGTATGTTTGACGTTTTCGCTAGTGTAGTAAATGAAGACGAACTGAACGAAATCATGGCCGATTTTGATGCAGAAGTGGAAGATGATGAAACAGACCTTACGGAAGAGCGTTCTATGGGTGGTGTATCCAAGATGCTCTACAAGTTAGTCAATAAGATGAAATCTGAAAAGCAATCAAATGATGTTGACGATTATATTGAGCATGAAAAGCGGGGCAAAACATTTACACAGATGAATGAAGAGCCTATGCCTAATCTCAAGAAGAAGATGGGTGCAAAGAAAGTCACACTTTCTAATATGATGAAGAAGGAAGAAAATGAACCATTTGTTCCTCCTTTTGTTCAGAAAGGAAAAGAAAAAGTTAATCCTGACCGCCGCGCTTCAACAATTTCAGCTAAGGCAAAGAAAAAAACTAAGAAAATGATTCGTAAAAAGAAATAATGATTGAAGACTTAAATGATGAGAACTTCATGATATATGCCATGAAGTGCTATGATTCTCCTAACTGTATAATGAGTGAATTTGAGGAAGACTTAAAGCGTATTAAGTATATAAAGAGACTTATCAAGAGGTATAAAACAACTGGAGAACTAAAAGAGAGGTTGATACTAAATCACATTATCATCCTCTCTAATGTTTTTGGAACTAGAAATGCTGTTAGAATGTTGTTCTTTAAACTAGATGAACAAGACTATCAGATACTAAAAACATTCTTGATGTTTCTTGATTATATGCCAGACTATATTACAGGCGTCAGAGGTAAAGACATTTGGTCAAGAAACATCTCAGTTGACTTGTTTGTTGGAAAGAGACTAAGAGATATATAGGTATTCATATCATAGCGGACATAGCCAATATAATGCTTTGTCAAGAGGTTGTCAAGAGAATAATGAAGTTAGTTAGAAAAAAGATTAAAGAGAATTTAGGCGGAGCAGGGACATCTGGCGATGGTGGAATGTCAGCACCTTTTTCTGCTATGGGTCAAGAGATTGATGCAAAGAGAAACGAGAAACCTATTCCTCTAGGCAAGACTATGGGTTCTTATGTAGATGAAGATGCTCCTGTGAATGCTGCTGGTGGTGGCAATATTGCTGGAATCGGTGTCGGTCCACAAGGCGAACCAGGTCGTCCAGCACAACTCATGCCAATGGCTCGACGCGGCAAGAAGTTCATGGGTATTGAAACTTACATAGTTCCTTCCAGAGTTTTCAATCAAATCAGAGAAGCAAAGCGCAAGGGCAAACACTGGCGCAAATACTTGGATGAAGATGACACATATCATCACATCCGTATGGAAGCAAAGAAGAATAAAAAGGGTGCTATTATTATAGAAGACGAAAACACAGGCGCACTGTGTTTCGCAAGATATGGGAAAAACGTATGACAACTTGGCCATTACAACGCGAATGTGATTCATTCTATGGAAATCCACGCGGTAAGAATGTAACTCAACCATCTGTGAAGTGGGAATCAGAATATCTTGTATATTTTACTCCACCATTTCGCATCACATATGCTGGCAAGCCAGTATCTCGCTTCAAGGTAAACAAGAACTGTCTTGTTGGCTTTCAGGAAGCATTCAACAATCTACACAAAGCCGCCGGCGGTAAGCAGGCTACACTAGACCATTGGGGCGTCTCTATCTTTGGCGGTGTGTATAACTATCGTTTGATGAGAGGCGGCACAAGTCTATCGATGCACTCATGGGGCTGTGCTATCGACTTGGATCCAGCAAACAACGGACTCGGTGACCAGACACCTCGCTTCGCTCAGTTTCCAGAAGTGCTAGATGCATGGAAGAGAACTGGTGCAGTGTGGGGCGGTGATTGGAACGGAAACAATAATACACTAGACGAGCGCCGTTGCGACGGTATGCACTGGCAGTTTGCGAGACTTGGATGAAAGAAGAATCGTGGATCAAACAATACTGGCGACCAGCAATTGCTTGGCAATATTTTGCTGTCTGTATGTTTGATTTCATTATTTTTCCATTCTTTGATTTCGGTCTGAGTTATTATTTGAAACTTGACAATAACTGGGATCCTATCACTCTAAAAGATGGCGGCTTCTATCATCTTGCAATGGCCGCAATTATCGGTGTGAGCGCATGGACGCGCGGTCAAGAGAAAATTGAAAAGTTAGTTGTAGAGAATAACACAACAACTAAGGAAGAAGGAAAGTAAAATATGTTTTTAGCATTGTTATCACCTCTCTTTGGTATCATTGGAAGTCTGTTACCTTCCATTGTGAGAATATTTGAGCGTAAGCAGGAGATAAAGTATGAACTTGAACTCACTAAGGTTAAGCTGGACGCAGCCGAACGCCAGGCCAATCTCGACTTCAATATTGAGATGGTTAGGGCTGACAGTCAGCTTCGACAATCTGCTCTTGATCATGATAAGTCTATTGATGGTGGAAAGTTTATTAACGCACTCCGCGCTTCTGTACGCCCTGTTATAACTTACACATTCTTTACTGTATTCATAGCAGTAAAAATGGCAGCAGCATATGTCATGTTGACAACAGGACAATCTGTACCAGAAATGTTGAAGGCCGTTTGGGATGCAGAGACTATGGCTCTGTTTTCAACAATCATCGCATTCTGGTTTGGTAGTCGTGTGATGGAAAAGCAAGGTCAAGTGCCACAGGTTATGGTTACCGCGACAACAGTTTCACCAACAAACAAGAAGAAATAAATATACGAACAAGGTCAATCGTCGTGGATACAGAACAAGAAAACCGAATTGAGATAGAACTACTCAAAAAAGACGTTACAACAATGGCAGCATTGTTGAATAAATTTGACACGACGATTGACAAGATGCAGGAGATTGCATCAAGTCTTTCACGTATGGTATCTTTGCAAGAGCAGAGGATTGAAACACAAGAACGAATCACTCATGAAGTGCAGGGTATACTGGAAATGCGTAGACAGGAACAGCAGAATAACATAAAAGACGTTTACAATAGAATCAATACAGTCAACAAAGAATTGACAGACAAGATTGAAGATACCGAAAATAAAATCCTTGAAGAACTAAAGAAGATTAGAGAAGACTTGACTAAGAAAGACGAAGGATTTGGAACTCGTCTTGGTCAAATTGAAACATGGAAATACGGAATCGCTGCTATCATCACATTCCTTCTTTTCTTGATAGCCAACAACGCAATCAACATTACCAAACTGTTTGACTGAGGACAACTACAATGGATATCAGAGAAAACTTCTACAGCAAACTACAGCAAGTTCGTGAAGATTATGATCCGAATGATGCTAAAATGGCTAGAAATGCTAAAAAAGTTGCTGACGGAATTATCAGTCGTCTCGGCCAGAAGAAATGGAATAAGAAGGCTAAGAGACTTCAAAATAAAGCCGTAACCGGCATGGAAGAACCATCTAAGAAGACTAAGAAGTAATCGTTGACTTTCTAAATCTATCTGTTATAATGCCATCTAAGTATCATTAGGTGGCATTATGTCTTTATTCATCGACAAGAAGTTCGTTTCCTTAGTTTCTCCAAAACTGGAACGTTTCAAGCAAAAATCAGAATACTTGTGGAATTGTCGCTGCAAAATCTGTGGCGATTCCAGCAAGAACAAAATCAAGGCTCGCGGCTATTTCTATCGCCGCAAGTCGGACATATTCTATATTTGCCATAATTGCGGAACAAGTCTGTCTCTAGGCAACTTCATCAAGATTATTGATCCATCTTTGTATCGTGAGTATCAATTGGAAAGATACAAGAACGAATCGTCTGGTAACGTTGCAAAGCCTGACTTTTCTATGGCCCGTGAGAAGCCAACATTCTCAACTAAGATAAATCTGCCAGCAATATCTTCCTTGTCTGACAATCATCCTGCTAGAGTATATCTGACAAACAGAAAGATTCCTGCTGATAGGTTGAATGATATATACTATGCTGAAAACTTTGCAGACTTTGTGCAAGAAATTCATCCTGATTATGATAAGTCTGTTTATAAAGAACAGCGCATCATTTTCCCATTCTATGATGTTGACGATGAATTGCTAGGATTTCAAGGTCGTGCAATCGGCGATAGCAAGATCAAGTATATTACAATCAAGCTAGATGAAGAAAACGCAAAGATATTTGGAGCAAATAAAGTTGATCCAAATAAGCGTATCTATGTGGTAGAAGGTCCGATTGATAGTATGTTCTTGCAAAATTCAGTTGCAACTATGGATGCTTCATTGTATAATGTATCTCTTTTGCTTGGCAATCATGACTATGTGTTCATTCATGATAATGAACCGCGCAATGCTGCTATTGTGAAGCACATGGAGAAGACAATTAGTCACGGTAAAAATATTTTTATTTGGCCTCAAGGAATAGAGGCCAAAGACATAAACGACTATATTTTGACTGGAGCGACATCCAGTGAGATACAGAGTATTATAGATAGAAATACGTTTGAAGGTTTGAGAGCAAAGTTAGAGTTCGAAAGATGGAAGAAAATTTAGTATCCGTGTGGGACTCTAGCGGCAACAAAGTAAATGAACTTATAGTTGAAGAACCTTTACAATATATTGGCGGAAGAATTTCAAGAGGACTGAATACTCAGTCATACTATAAAGGTCTAGGTATTCCGTATGTGTCTCATTTTATGTTGGAACCAACAAACGAATATACAACGATAAGACACACAGATGTAAACTATCTCGGTTTTGAAGTTGTCAAGAAGCAATTTGTAAATCTCAAAGGAATATTTGAAGAGAAGTATCAGCCGCAGTTTACAGACTTTATTGGTTCTTGTGGCAATAAAGAGTTGAGTATTCTTGAAAATGTTGAAGACTTCAAACTATCTTCTTTGCAACTCAAAAAGGTTGTCAACTGGGACAAGACGAATAGTCAATACTATTTTGTTGTGGACTACTTGTGTGGCAGAAGAAAGTATTTGAGCGGCGGCAATCCAGTCGCACTGAAAAATCTTTTGTCGTATATGATTCAAAACAACTGGAATTTTATATGGGACAAAAGAAGCATTACCGATGTTTCATATGATGGACTAGTTACAGATGTGGCAGACATCTTTAGATCATCTTCATTGAATCATAAGATAGGAACTGTGTATTCTATCTTATACTCTTTGTCCAAAACAAATAGAATGATGTATGATGATTTACTATCTGTTTTGAAATATGAGCATAATACGGACATGGATTACATTTTTAATTCTGTTCGTTTTCTGCGTGATAATGATGTTGATATTAGTGAGTTATATATTGATGGTGGTGATGTGCGTCTATATAATCATATTCTCAAGAATTATCTAATCACAGGCAAAAATTGTGCTCACTGTTCTTTTGTGGATTTAGGAGAAAAAGTTATGAATGATTATGTGAATAAACTTAGTGGAGTCAATTTATGAGAAAAGTGAAAAAGAATCCACGACTTATTACTAATCGTAAGTTTATGGACGAAAAGTCTTTTGAATGGATTGAGATTGCAGAGAACGGTGTGTTTCTTTGGGTATCAGAAGATTATTCAATCTACTCGGAGATTCCAGTCGGCGGCAGTTTTCCTGTAACACTAGAGTTTGTTGAAGAAATGTTTGAGCAGAACGGCCGCAAACTTGATGTGTCTAAGTTACCTTCTAACTATGTTGCTAACCCCTATGAGAATTGGATTTAATTATGAATGATGTGACTTTGATCGGCGTTACACAGCCGACTATGTTTACAATACGTACGGTAAACGATATTGTAGAAGAGAGACGGGCTATGACTGCCGAAGAGTTGATTGCATACTGTGCGCGTGTGTCTAATCCTGCTAATCAGGATAATCCAGACAGCGAACGTCTTCTCAAGTATCTTGTGAAGCATAAGCATTGGTCGCCGTTTGAGATGGTGCATATCGTTATGGAAATTGAAACGACACGCGACATTGCACGGCAGATCCTTCGTCATCGCTCATTCTCGTTTCAAGAGTTCAGCCAGCGTTATGCTAACGTCACTGTTATGAGTGAGCCGCGCGAAGCCCGTTTACAAGATCAGAAGAATCGACAGAACAGCATTGAGATTACTAATGATGAACAGGGCATCACAGATGTTTGGTATGATATGCAAAAACAGATCAAGAAAGACGTTCAGCGTGTATATGAATGGGCCATAGAAAATGGTATCGCAAAGGAAGTTGCTCGGTCTGTTCTTCCTGAAGGTCTCACTATGTCACGCATGTATATGTCTGGATCACTTCGTTCATGGATCCACTACTGCGAACTACGTATGGGGAACGGAACGCAGAAGGAACATAGATTAATCGCAGAACAATGTTGGAATGTAATCGTTGAACAATTTCCATCACTCAAAAACGTCTTAGAAAATAATCAATAAAAAATTTAGGAGTTATTCGTATGTCAGGCAGTAATATGTTACCGACACTCTATCAAGAGTTCATTCACAAGTCTCGTTATGCCCGTTGGCTGTGGGATGAAAATCGTAGAGAGAACTGGGATGAAACAGTTGCTCGGTATTTCAATTTCTTTGATGAGCATGTCAAGGAAGTTACAGGTTATACTGTAACCAAAGAAGAACGTAAGGAACTGGAAGATGCTGTTCTTAATCTTGAAATCATGCCATCTATGCGTTGCTTGATGACTGCCGGTGAAGCACTCAAGCGCGAGAACGTGGCTGGTTATAACTGCTCTTATGTTGCTGTAGATTCTCCTCGTTCGTTTGATGAAATCCTTTACATTCTCATGAATGGAACTGGTGTTGGATTTTCTGTAGAAAGCAAGTTTGTAGATCAACTGCCTGTGATTGCAGATGACTTTCATGATACAGATACTACTATTCTTGTGGCCGACTCAAAGCTTGGTTGGGCAAAAGCATTAAAGGAACTTATTCATCTTCTTTATGCAGGTCAAGTGCCGCGTTGGGATGTTTCAAAGGTTCGTCCTGCTGGTGCACCACTCAAGACATTTGGTGGTCGCGCATCTGGTCCAGCACCACTTGAAGATTTGTTTAAGTTTACTGTTGCAACATTTAAGAGGGCTGCTGGTCGCCGTCTATCAACATTGGAGTGCCATGACATTGTATGTAAAATTGCCGAGATCGTGGTTGTTGGTGGTGTTCGTCGTTCCGCTCTTATCTCTCTATCTGACCTTTCAGACGACCGTATGCGCGTTGCGAAGTCTGGTGACTGGTGGAAAGAAAACGTCCAACGCGCACTCGCAAATAACTCATTCGTCGCAAAGGAAAAGCCAGACGTTGGTATCTTCATGCGCGAGTGGCTTTCGCTCTATGAGTCGCGCAGTGGTGAGCGTGGTATCTTCTCCCGTCAGGCATCTAAGAAGCAGGCAGAGAAGTTTGGAAGACGAGACTCGGATCACGATTTCGGCACCAATCCATGTAGTGAAATCATTCTACGTTCCAGAGAGTTCTGTAATCTCACAGAGGTTGTCGTTAGAGGAGATGACACTCCAGAAAGTCTCAAGCGTAAAGTCAAACTCGCAACTATACTTGGTACATTCCAGTCAACACTCATCAACTTCAAATACCTAAGTAAGAAGTGGCAAGAAAACTGTGGTGAAGAGCGTTTGCTTGGCGTGTCATTGACTGGCATCATGGACAATGAATACACAAATGGCCATGCAGCAAAGGTTACTGGATTATTTAATGTTGCTGATATGTTGGAGGGACTACGTGAAGAAGCTGTTAAGACTAATAAACTCTGGGCTGCAAAGCTCAATATTCCTGTCAGTGCTGCTATTACTTGTGTCAAGCCTTCTGGCACTGTATCTCAACTCGTTGATTCCGCTTCTGGTATCCACGCCCGTCATAGTCCTTATTATATTCGTACTGTACGAGCAGATAAAAAAGATCCTCTCGCGGTAATGATGAAGGACATGGGCTTCCCTGTTGAAGATGATGTGACGAAGCCTGAACATACATATGTGTTCTCATTCCCGCAGAAGTCGCCTGAACATGCCGTGTTCCGTAAGGACATGTCTGCTATTGAACAACTTGAACTGTGGCTGACATATCAGCGTCATTGGTGTGAGCATAAGCCTTCTGTTACTATCTCTGTGAAAGAAGAAGAATGGCCAGCAGTTGGTGCATGGGTCTACGATCACTTTGACGAAATGTCTGGCGTATCATTCTTGCCTTTCTCCGATCACGTATATCGTCAAGCACCATATCAGGACTGCACGAAGGAAGAATACGAAGCACTCCTTGCAAAGATGCCTAAGAATGTGAACTGGGCAGACCTCGCTAAATACGAAAAGAGAGACAGCACAACTGGCTCACAAGAATTGGCTTGTGTCGCTGGTGGCTGTGAAATCTAAGGATTCACATATGACAAAAGAAGTAGAAAAGATTAAATGTAACTTCTGTGAGTCATCATACAAAGTGCTTTACGACTATGAAGAAACACAGGGGCAGCCTCGTTTCTGTTCCTTCTGTGGTGAAGAATGCTTTAATGAAGACGAACTTGATTTAGAGGATGATGAAAATGAGTGATGATTATGCAAAGGGATTCAAGGATGGTTTCGCTGCTGGTCTAGAAGAAGGTAAGAGACTTGCTCCTAAAACTACCAGATTAGATGATTATGTTTTTGGTAATAATTATGGCTGTCCAAAGTGTGGCAAAGTCTTTATGTCTGCACAAGTATGTTACACTTCAGGATGTCCTTACACGGCCGTAGCATACAGTGATGGTGCAGTTGGTGCAACATACGATAACATGTCATCATCATATCCTGATTGGGCAGGAAATCCTACCATCGCACAATCTGACAAGTAGCATACATACTCTCATAGGAGAGTGTTATGTGGACTTACAAAGGTAAAGAGATTGGTGATGATGAAGTTGTCGGCTATGCAGCATTTGTTTACATCATCACCAATCTAGAAAATAACAAGAGATATATTGGTAAAAAAATCTTCACATCTGTCAGAAGACAAAAAGTCAAAGGCAAAAAGAGAAGAAAGAAAGTCCAAAAAGAAAGTAACTGGAAATCTTATTTCGGTTCGAATCTGGCACTCATCGCAGACGTTGATAGATTGGGCGAAGATAAGTTTAGTCGTGAAATCGTAAAACTCTGCAAGACAAGAGGAACGGCCAGTTATTGGGAAGCAAAACTCCAGATGCAGCATGAAGTTCTGGAAAGACCCAATGAATTTTATAATGAATGGATAATGTGTAAAGTCCATCGTTCTCATATCAAAGAGTAGCGACATTCTGTCATCTTGTTTCGCAACTGCGAGATACTATATATTAGTGTATCACAACATAACAAGGAGAGTCCTACCATGACCGCATGGGGAAGAATGTTTCTGAACGCCATGAATGGATTTCGGAATGAAAGCGAAACTGGATTGGTTCGCATGTTTCGCGTAGAGTATTCAAAAGAATACCGCCAGTTGAAAAAACTGGGGGTGCAACTGGACGATGCATTTGTTCGTCAGTATCTCAAGACAATAAAAACCTAATAAAATCAACAACTTAGCAAAACCTCATTAAAATCAATAACTTAGCCAACCTGCTATGCATCCACCGCATAGCAGGTATTCTCTTTTTTGTGTTGTATTTCTCGGGTACCATCACTATATTATAAGAGTAACAAGAGAGAGGTTCCAATGGCTAGTTTCAACGTCCCCGTGTCCCTTCTGAACAAGTATGCCGAGCATATCAAGGCCGACTATCGCAAATGGTGGGGTTCTCGCGCCTCAGATCCGCATGTGCAGCAAATGATTGCTGAGTTTGATATTGACTTCCAGCCTGGTTCGAAGTATATTAAGGTTGTAAAGACCAAGAACGGAGTTGCGGAATCTGTTCACTCCTTCATCTGTAACAAGGACGGTAAGTTCCCTAAGGGCGCTGTTCTCAAGGCTGCAACTTTCAAGGCTCCTGCGACCAACTTCCTTCGCGCTTACATTGACAAGCCCGAGACTTGGGCTGGTCGTGTTGTCTGGACGGGAACTCACTAATGCGTCCTAACTACTATTACCAAATCGAGTTTGATGACGGCCGAGTTATTCGCCGCGAATATCAAACCAAGTCCATGGTCGAAGCTATCGCTAAGGCCATGAAGCACGAAATGCTTCTTTTTTCTGTCGTGTCTATCTCATGGGGAAAGCGATAATGTCTTACAATGGTTGGTCTAACTACGAAACCTGGAATGTCGTTATGTGGTACGGCGATGTTTTCTCCGACATGGCTTCGGAACAGAAACTTCGCGGCGATGATCTTGAGTCATTTGTGGTCGAGATGGAAATGGACAAGATTCCTGATTCCAGTTTTGCGGCCGATGTTATGAATATGTTCTTGCATCGCGTTAACTGGATCGAACTGGCCGATCACTATAACGAAGATTCCGATTTTGTTGACGAAGATGAGGAAGAGGAAGCCGATGCGTAAGCCGTATGAGTCCTATGCCGAGATTCCTGTTCTGGTGGCAGAATATGTCTTGACAGTCGCGGCCGAAAAGCGTATTATGGACATACCGCTTGAAGATATCAATTCCTTTCTGGCGGGTCTTCATGAGCATTACAAGACTAAGCAGGAAGAGTATTCAGAAGGTTGGGTGTAATGGCGGTCATGTATCGCTATGATCGGCACGAAAAAAACTGGAACATCAATACTACTTGGATTGGCGGTTACATCTTGTTTTATGAACCGTCCGAGTGTATAATGTTTGTGCCTGGTTCATATCAGGAAATGTTGAAGGACTATGACTAATGGCACTCGTATATACCAAGACTTCATCTGGTCGTAAGAAACCGTCCAAGAAGACGCTGCGGTTGCGCGAAGACCGCAAGGCTTATTTCGCGTCTGTGCTAAAGGGTTCACGCAAAGAACGGCCGATCAATCTGCCTGAGCCGTTGCCGCGCAAGAAATTGCCGCCCCTCTCAAACAGTGTTGGCAATGGCTTCAAGCGGTCTGTTGATGACTACAAGTGGAAGCGCGACCGTGAGGAATCTGCTGCTACTATCAAGGAAATTGAGCGTAAGAAGACGCGAGTTGCGCCAGCATATAACAAGGGCGCGGTTCAATACTTGACAGAAGGTACTGATCCTGCTACAATTGGACGTAAGATATAGAAAGGACAGGAAATGAAGTATCGTATCTTTCTTTTGGAATCTGAACGCGGCTGGGGTCAAGAGCGTTGGCATGAGGACTACGATACATACAATGCTGCCAAGGAACGTATTCGTGCGGTCAATGCTGAGAATACTGCCCTTCGCGCTCCTGACTGGTACATGGTGGCCGAAGATAGAATTGAGGTTGTAGAATGAATATTTATTTGATATACCGACTTTATCGTGATGGTATTGAAACTTGGTCTGATGTTGTTGGTGCTTTCAAAGATGAAAAGGAAGCTAAACTGCAAGTTATTGAGATGAATGAAGTTCTAGGTTGTGATGAAGGCGTCATAACTTGTGAATATATCTTGCAGGAAATGGAGTTGAAGTAGATGGAAGTTTATCGTGAACAGTTTGGATCTTGGGCTGACGTTCAACGTGAGTTTGAGATGAATGAGCCTGAGCCTGATGATGTAATATATGCTGAGTATAATACTCCGTCTTACGAAGGTTACGCCAACGTGATCTATCGTCAGGGTGATCGCTATTACTGGGCGTATGGTTCTCACTGCTCTTGCTACGGGCTTGAAGGTCAGTGGGATCCGGAAGAGTATGATGCTCGTTCTTTGGTCGAGGTGCTTCGCCGTGGTAACCACTGGCGTTTGGATGATCGCGGCCGCGATGTGCAAGAATACATAATGGATGCTGTATTGGCTTATCCTGGCAATGGCCAATTTGCAGGTCATGCGTAAACATAAAGAGGAATAGAAATGAAAAAGTTTACTGTACGTTATAGCATTGGTGCTTATTGGTATGAATCTGAGGTCTTTACATCTAGTTCAAGTGCTGCTATACTTTGGGTCAAAAATATCGGTGGACATAATGCTATCGTAATGAAAGAAGAAGAAGTATAATGAAAAAGAAAACTTATATTGATCCGCCAGGCGGTTGGCGATATGGATTTCCAAAGATTCTTCCTAATGATATCAAGGATGTCAACTCTTGGCTCGTACAAAATGGCTATCCACAAAGTGAGATAGATAGTTGTGGAAAATATTTTCACTATCGTTCCTGGGAGTCTGAGTAATGGAAATTAAAATTTATACCAAAGATGATTGTTCATGGTGTGTCAAATCTAAAGAACTAATGAACAAGCTGCATCTGAAATATATAGAGTATAAACTTGGAACAGATTTTACCCGCGAAGAATTGCGTGAACTTGTTCCTGAAAATCTGCCATTGACTTTGCCGCAAATCTTTGTTCGTGGTAAGCGTATCGGTGGATATGAAGACTTTGCCGATTACTGCGAAAGCACAGGAATAATGGGGTTACAAGGATGAAAACATTTATAACAATTATAGCAGCAGCATTTGCTGCATCAACTTTACTTTCTACTCCTGTCTTTTCAGGAGAAAAGCAGAAGCAATTCAAGCATCATAGACCAGTAAAGCCACATCGACCACACAAGCGTCATCACGGCG